ACAGCATCTAGGGAGCAGAGCCAGTGGTTATATTCGCCGTAGAAACGGGTAGCGTGACTGGCACTTATAATTGCGTAGTTTAGCCCTTGTAGCCCAGTGGTAGAGGCACACGACTTAAAATCGTGACAGCGTTGGTTCGAATCCAACCAGGGGCACTACAATTAAATACTTTGGTCTGTAGTTCAGTTGGTAGAACACTCGACTGTTAATCGAGATGTCGCAGGATCGAGACCTGCCAGACCAGCCATGATACAATTTAGTGTGGAGTTAATATGTCAATAAACAAAATAGTAATTGTTGGCGGTGGATCTGCTGGATGGATGTCAGCAGCAACACTAATAAAAGCATTTCCAGATAAAGACATAAGTGTAATAGAATCTAAACATGTTCCAATTATAGGTGTTGGAGAGTCTACATTGGGTCAGATTAAACGCTGGACAGATTTTATAGGATTACAAGATAAAGATTTTTTAAAGGCTACAGATGCTACATATAAATTAAGCATAAAATTTACTGATTTTTATAAAAAAGATTCTGGCGGATTTCATTATCCATTTGGAACCCCAATGGTATATAAAAATAGAAATCCATTTTACGATTGGCATATTAAAAAATATATATCTCCAGAGACACCAGTTACAGATTTTGTAGAATGTTTATTTCCAGCAGCAGCATTATTTGCAAAAAATAAATACTCTGAAAATCTTAATAATGAGTTCGATAATTTTGATACTAAGAGGGCTGTTGCATATCATTTTAATGCTGTTAAGTTTGGGCAGTGGCTTAAGGATTTTGTATGTTTGCCAAATGGAGTAAAACATATTGAAGCAACTGTTACTAATGTTATTAAAGATGATGAGGCAGGAATTAAATATCTTGAATTAGATAATAACGAAATTGTTAATGCAGATTTGTTTGTAGATTGCACAGGCTTTAAAAGTCTGTTACTTGGTGAAACTTTAAATGAACCATATATTTCTTTTCAACATTTAATTCCAAATAACGGTGCTTGGGCTGCACAGGTGCCGTACAAGGATAAAGAAAAAGAAATGGAATCCTATACAAACTGTACAGCCCTTGGAAATGGATGGTGCTGGAATACCCCACTATATTCTAGATTAGGAACTGGATATGTCCATTCAACAAAATTTATTACAAAAGAACAGGCGCTAGATGAGTTTAAGCAATACCTAATGTCAGATAAAATGATAATTCCTAGAACTAAAGAAGAAGTCGAAGATTTAAAGTTTAGATACATTGACATGAAAATTGGTATTCACGAGAGAACATTTGTAAAAAATGTAGTAGCAATAGGAATGGCTGCTGGTTTTATTGAGCCACTAGAATCTAACGGCTTATATACAGTACATGAATTTTTGTTTAAGTTAATAGATATATTACAAAGAGATAATATAAGTCAGTTTGATCGAAACATGTATAATCAATCAACTAAGTCTATATATCAAGGATTTGCTAAATTTGTATCCTTACATTATTTATTGTCTCACAGAGATGATACAGAATATTGGAGAAGCATTAAAAATGGAACCACAATAGATGTGGAAAATGAAATGCTAACTTCTTTATTTGATAAAGAAGATCCTTTTAATGATTTAGTTCAAAGATATATGACAAAACAGGAGCACCCTTTCGGTCCTGCTGGAATAACATACATAGCCACTGGAATGAACTTAAACATGATGAATATTGCTAGGGCAAAAGCGGATTACTTTGGAACAGGAATACCGCTAGGACATTCGGCCTTTCAATTTAATTCAATCTGGGAAGAAAGAAAGCAAAAATGGAAGAATAATGCAATTAATGCACCGTCCTTATATGAGTATTTAAAAAATAATTATTTTGACGGAGAAGAATAAGTATGATAGTATATTTATTGTTGGTCCGTTAGTTCAGTTGGTTAGAACGCTACCCTGTCACGGTAGAGGTCGTCGGTTCAAGTCCGATACGGATCGCTAGAGCCTGGTGTATCCGTTATTGGTGTATAATGATTGTATGCAACAAAATAATTATTTGGTAAATGAGTGTGTCCCTCACCTACTTACATATAATAGAAGTGGGATGCATTTTTTTGATGATAATCTATATGAAATAGAAAAAATTCATTTTACTCAATCACACCTTATAGAACAACTATTTGATGAAAACAACAATAAGAAAAGAGTGATAGTAACAATAGCAAGAGAGCCGACTGGAAGTATTCCTTCTTATATAGCACATCTTGGTAATTATTATTTAGAAAATGCTATCGATTTTGGAATTAGAGAAAAAATAACAGAGTATATACTAATGTATTCTTTCTTATGTGAACATGCAGACTATGTCATAGATTTTAATGATCTCATAAAATATCCAAAAATTGTAATTAAAAAATTATTAGAGTTATTAAATATAGATAAAGATAAATATGTTTATTTTGAAAGAGACATTATACCTAGAAGTGAACACTATATTCCATCAAGCAAGTCGTTACCAAACTATAAAGAAAATCTGTTAGATGGCTATAATCTTGATTTATGTTATTATTACTATCATAAACTTTTAGAAAAGAAAATTATAATTTAGTTTTATTTGTAACTTTACAAAACTACTGAATCAATGTATAATGGTAATATGTCTACCAATCATGGCACTATCGTCTATCGGATAGGACATCGCCCTTTCACGGCGGAAAGACGGGTTCGATTCCCGTTAGTGCTACCAGTTTGGTATAATAGAATGACTACTAGTAGAAAGAAGAGCAAATGAGAACTATCGGAGATAAGTTAGAGCCGTTTCGTATCATTGGAGTAAAACCAGGTAGACTGGATGCTTCTGATGATGTATTTGAAGTATTGGATGAAAAATCATTTCCAGGAAAATGGAAGGTAATTGTATATTATCCAAAGGATTTTACATTTGTATGCCCGACAGAAATTGTGGCATATGATAAATTAGTTAACGATTTTAATGATCGTGACGCAGTATTGTTAACAGGATCAACAGATAACGAGTTCTGTAAAATTGCATGGCGTAACGCACATGAAGATTTAAAAAAGACTAATTCTTGGTCTTTTGCAGATCAAATTCGTGAATGGTCTTGGGCAGAAGATGAAGGCTATACTGGACTTGCAAACCAATTAGGGATCTTAAATAAAGATGGTGTTGCACTTCGTGCTACCTTTATTGTTGATCCAGATAATGTTATTCAACATGTAACTGTAAATAATCTTAATGTAGGTCGTAGTCCAGAAGAAACTCTTCGTGTACTTGATGCCTTGCAAACAGGAGAACTTTGTGCCTGCAATAGAAGCCTTGGTGGAGAAACACTGTGAGTTGGGTAGATGAAGTAAAGGAACTTGTTCCTGAGTATGCTAAAGACATTAAGTTAAATCTTGATGCTGTGATCAATAGAAGTACTTTTGATTACGATTACTCTTCATCCCTTGCACTTGCAGCAGCCCTTGCAACAGGTAATCAGGACATTGTCGCTATGGTTTCTGATGGTGTTACAGATGAGGTAGAAAAAAATGCAGCCTTTACAGCAGCAGCCTTGATGGCACAGAACAATGTATGGTATCCATATACTGAGATGGCAGATGATCCAAATCTAACTGGATTACCAGCACAACTTAGAATGAATGCTATTGCATCTCATGGCGGTACAACTAAGGCGAAGTTTGAGTCGTATGCGCTTATTGCATCTATTATTGGAAAATGTCATTTCTGTGTAAAGGCTCATTATGAAACCTTAAAACAAGAAGGATATACAACTGAACAACTTCGTGATATCGGAAGAATTGCTGCAACAATTAATGCTATCGCCAAGGTTGTCGTAGCGTAATGGTTGCCTCCTTAACTCAGGGGTAGAGTACTCGCCTTGTAAGCGAGATGTCGTAGGTTCAAATCCTACAGGAGGCTCTGATATGATTAACAATATGAGTAAAGAGATACATCTTATTACATATCCTAGATGTGGATCAACTTATCTTTCTAAATTATTAAGTGACAGTTTTCAAAAAGAAATTTATAGAAGACATCTTAATGGAACAAAGAAGATGGATCCCGAATATAGTAAAGATAACGATTATTATAATGATGCAGGATCAAAATCTTTTAAAGAAAACAATTATGCAATTACCGTATTAAGAAATCCTGTAGACTCTATCTCATCTTTATGTTCTATGGAAAATTTTTATAATAAAAATATTGATATTGATTTTAATATTAAACAATATACTGAATATTATATTTATTTTTTTAAAGATATTTTAAAAATTGTAGATTTAATGATAGATTTTAATGATATCAATATACATAAAGATAATATTTTAAAATATGTAGGTGATAAAACTAATAATAGTATTATAAATAAAAATTATTCACCAGATATATCAGATCTTTCAGATCATCAATTTTTAAAATCTTCTAAAATAAATAAAAACTATGAATGCATTAAAGAAAAGGTTAAAAATAATGACTTAACTGAATGCTTTAACGTTTATAATAGTTTGATAACAGAATGCAAAAAATTTTAAATAGTTTAAAAACTATTTTTTATCTTTGTTATACTCGCCGTATTTTCCAAGAACAGCCTTTACAGTACCATCTTTACGAAGACGAACGATCATTCCATCTTTAATTTGTATAGGGTTAAACTTATCGTGTCTTTTAAATTTACCAGATGACATTATTTTTGCTTTCTTTCAAAGGCAGAGCCTTCCCAAAATATCTTTTCTACTGGTATACAATTAGGAACCATTTTTCCATCTTGTTCTTTCATTCCTCTTTGTACGTATCCTTCCCAGCATGGGTTATCAGCCTTTATATTGCCCTCAGAGCGGTTTATAGCATAGATCTGTGCTGCAGCCTCAGAACGAGTCTTATGGCATCCCATAACCTCTCCTGTGTCCTTCATAGCGGGGTATCCAGAGCATCCTCCAGAACCTTTAGCACCTACATGATACGGCATAATAAATAGTATACCATATTCTTATGGTAAAATAGATATATGGAACAAACACTGACATCAGAGCAACAGGCAGAAATTCTTATTAATAAAATTATGCAAATAACAAAAGATAGGATTGTATCTATACTACAGCCAGAGTTTGATAAAATATCGGATGGACACTATCATTTTGATAAAGCACTAGCAGATGCTATTATTACTGATATTAAAAATGCTTAAAAAAATAATACAACCTTTAGGATATGATCAAGAAGTTTTATTCAAAACTAATGAAATTGAAAAGGCAATTCCTATATCCCAAAATCAATTAAACGATGCAAAACTCTTTACTTCAAAATATGAGTACGCAAAAACTTTAAATAAAAATATATCTTATTTAGAGATTGGAGTTGGTTGGGGATACTCTGCTCAAATGTTTATAGATACAACTAATGCTAAAAGTGCTGACCTTGTAGATGTTTATAATAATTGCGACGGTGTTGTTGCAGCGGGAGGACCTGCGCCCAAAGATAGTTTACTAACACATGAGGAGTATATAAAGTCTAAATTTTCTTATCATCCTAATGTTAATATTATAAAAGGAGACGCAAGAGACATAGCACCTACCTTAAATAAAAAATATGATTTAATATTATTAGATATGGAAAGAGAAAGATTTTTTATAAGAAATCTTTTATCAATTTGTTCCAAAATAACTAATGTAGATGGAATTATAGGATTAACCTCTTATATAATTTATGATGGTATTTTTTATAATGAGTTGCGCCATGAGCAAGTAGGCGTATTTCAAAGTGTAAATGAATTTTTACACTTAAATAAAAATTGGTCTGTTGATGCTATGGTGTTAAATGATCTTGGGTATCATGACATATATATTAAAAGAAAATCATAATAAAAGAGCAGTTTAGCCACATGCTCAGGTGGTCTTTTACTTACTTGATTTTGATAGTTTTTGGTTTCTTTTCTTCGGGAATGTTTCTTTCCACAAAGACGCTAAGAATACCGTCTGCCATTTCAGCACGATCTACCTCCATATACTCTCCAAGAGCAAAGGTGCGTGTGAATTTTCTGGTTGCGATACCCTTATGAAGTACCTCAGAAGAGGACTCTTCGGCTTTCTCACCCTTGATAACTAGACTTCCATTATCCACAGAAACCTCTACCTCGTCCTTGCTAAATCCAGCAACAGCCAAAGATAGTTTGTAAGTATCCTCATCTAACTTTACCAAATCATATGGTGGAAAAGATTGACGAGTTGCCTCACGATGGATATTTGAAAGACGGTCCAACTCTCTGTTGAAACCAATAAAAAATGGATCCTTAAATAGATCCAATGCAAATGAACTTACCATTATTCCTCCTTGTTAAGCGAGTTCGTTTATACCCCCCTTTGGGCAGGTACATATAAATTATAGCATAATAAAACAGGGATGTCAATTACCCATCCCTGTTCTAAACCAAATACTATTAAAGCATTTGTGATGGCTTACCGCCACCGCCAGACTTCTTTTTTACAGTAGCCTTTTTCTTCTTTGCAGGAGCCTTTACTGAAATGTTTTCTAAAGCATCCTGTAATGCTTTGAGTGCAGGCATTCTGCCAAATGCGGTATCGTTTGGATTGAGTGCTCTCAATGCAACTGGTGCAATAGCAGCCACCAGCGAGTACGCAAGTGTCTTAGGATCTGTAACCCCAGACATATAGAGTGCAAGTGCAGCACCTAGAACTGATCGTCCGTATGATGCAAGCATTGCTTTGTTTTGTTCACTAAGTTTCATTTTTTCCTCCTAGGATATGAATCTAGTTATGGCATCGTAACCTAGCCATAATCCAATTATACCAGCAACCCCAGCAAACACGGGAGGGGCTGGAACTGGAAGTTTAAAGGCTGCAAAAATAACTCCGCATCCAAAGCCTGTCAATATTGAAAATACTATCTCTTTCATAACTCATTCTCCTTTATCTTATCTAATGGGGTTGGCAATGTTACCAACGTGCCACACTCCTTACAACTTCCATCTAAAAAATACAAGCCTATCTCATAATCTAAGGGGTCAAATTGAACAGTAGCAACAAAATATACGCATCCACAATTTGGACAACTACAAGTTGGGATTCCTCTAGCGTCCATCATTTATCTCATTTGGCAAAAGATTTTTTAATTTTTTATATTCCTCAGATACTTTTTTAAGAGTATTGTAATGCGGGTATTGTGACATTAAAATTCCATATTCATCAAAATAGTTAAATTCTTTATCTGCAATGTCTATAAACTCTTTAATGTTTTTTTGCAATTTTTCAATTTCATTAAATGCAAGTTCTCTAGTTTCACTTAAAAAATTAATCAGATGATCTTTTTCTATATCTTCATTGGACAATACCTTTTTCTTTATTGATTCATTATCCAACTTTAATTGTGTCATTAAAAATAATAACTCTATATTTTTATTTTTTAATCTTATATTTTCAAAAACAACACTAAAGATAACAAAAATAACTATTATGAATACTATAAAGTCAAACATTAGAAACCTCATGTGTTGGCCAATAATATTTACATGGAAGTTTGCGCTCAGGGCAACAAGGAGAGTTATTAATACTTGTTACTGCATATTGAAATTGTGAATAAAAAAGCGGATCTTTTTTAAATAAATTGGCACGATGAGTTGTTACAATACGAATTAATTTTTTTTCATCTTGGAAATACTCAGGCATATTATTGCCCCAATTTTCCCAACACATTTCTTTTAATATGTTAAGATTTATTTCATTGTTTTCGGTCTTGATGCCACGACTTTTAGCCTCAGCAATCATAGCCTGTATATAAGACCACAGGCCTCGCTCAAAACCTTTCCACATCAATACTGCTGGATGATTACGCCAACCACCTGTAGGAGATTTACCAGATAAAACATTAAGAATCTGATAGCCTTCTAAGATTTGTTTGTTAAGTCGTTTATTATCAAGCATGTAAGCAGATACACTGTAATCGCTTTGTGGTAAAAATGTTTGCATATACTAATTATACTCCCAAACGTCAATTAAGTCAAAGATGCAATGAGTCTTTTTGATATAAATTATAAAATAAATCTGCAAAATGTTGTTGAACATGAATGCCTGGATGAGCATAGTCAGTTACCTTTTTATAATTTATAATAGAATAATCTGATCCTTGAAACCAACAAACGTCATCCTTAAACTCAGACCCATGATCTGAATTACAACTATTAGATACAAGACTGCCAATAGGTAATGTTTTTTGTGTTTGAAATATAGAAGTAAAATTTTTTAATTTAAAATCTTTAATTTTAATTAATTCTGTCATAACTAAATCAGTGTGTAGGTCCCATGTCGACCAATATAGTTTTATGTTATTTGTTAAACAAAATGATTCTAAAATATATATAAAGTTTACAGCATCTAAAATTAATTGGTGTGGAGAAACTGAATCTTCTATATTTGTTTTATCTTTTACTTCCATAAACAAAGAATCTTCATATAAAAGGGTAACTGGATTACAAAAGGTTAAATGTAACTGATGCTTGTTTGGATCATCACGTACTATTTTACTTGACTTATAAAATTCGTGATCTGCAACAACCATGCTTCTAAAAAAATCTGGAAATAAACAAAAAATTTCTTTTGGCATTTTGTTATTCCTACAATACTGAATGATATTAGTACAAATACTTTCTACGGATCCTCCAGGATTTCCTAAATTTGTAATATTCTTATTAAGTTTTTTTCCTAAAATGTTTGTCCATCTTCCTAATTCTGGAACCCCAATGCCAAAAGTTATAGAGCATCCAGATGCTATTGCAGTTGCATTTTCGTCAATTTCTCCACGAAGACCAAGATGATTAATTTTGTAAGTATTCTGTTCATCAATAGTTGCAATATGAGAATCAGTTTGATTCCATTCTGTATCAACAGAATTTTTAGCATTTGCAGGATAGAATCCTAAATGATTGTTGTCTGAAAAGTATTTTTCTAAATACCATTTATTTTCGCTATTTTCTCTATAAGCATCTAAAATATTTCTCGTTAAAAATGACATATCATCTTGTTTCTCTTACAGAATCAGGAATTGTATTTTCTGTAGATTCATATTCATTTATATTTCCACGATAAGGTGAACCTTCAAAATTAAACCACAATGTAGAAGAATATCGCTCTCCAGTATTTTTAAGCACTTCATGCAAATAATGCTGATTGCTAGGGAATGTAACAAAACTATTTGCTTTTGGCTTAATTTTTAAATCATGCCACGGGAAGTTTATTTCTCCGCCAATATAATCATCATTAATGTAGTAGATTATAGCAAAATCTCCTGTTGTATCTACATGTTTATTCATGGAATAGTCTGTTTCAAATTTAATTAAATGAAGTTCGTGTTTGTCAAAAACACGAAACTTTACATTAAAATGTTCTTCACACTTCTTAAAGCCAAGCCTAAAAACTTTATCTAATATGTCAATAATTTCTAAGGACAACCCTTTATCAAAACTAAAGTATTTGACTCCCCAGGGCTGAGTATGCCAATCCTTAACATTAACCGTATAGTCAAGTAATTTTTTATGATCTTCTTCAGATAAAACATTTTCTGTAATATGTATATTTTCTACAGAGTTTCCAAAATCATATTCTGTCATAATTTATCCATACCATTCTTTATTTTTATTAAATGTAGAGCCAGTAAACTGAAACCATATAGTAGAACTATATCTATCACCTTTAAAGATTGTGGACACTTCATGCATATAACCTTCGTTTCCAGGGAAAAAGATTAAACTATTAGGATCTGGTTTAATGTTTAAATTAAATTTTGGAAAACAAATTTCTCCACCAATATAGTCATCGTTAATGTAATATATTACTGCAATATGGTTTTCTTCACTTGACAGCGTGTCTACATGTGCATCCAGGAACATGCCTTGTCTAAATTTAATTAAATTAAGTCTATGTTTGTCTACTGGATTGATCTCTACACCATATAAATTTGTGCACTTTTCATAGGCAAGTGTAAAAACTTTATTTAATATTTTAACAATTTCTTCTGGTAAATCGTCATGGAAAACAGATTCAGAATCCCATGGTTGTCGTCTCCACATCTTATTATTTTTTACATAATCAAGTATAATTTTATGTTCTTCTTCAGACAAAACATTTCGTATGTATTGTATATTTTCTTCAGAGTCTCCTATTTTGGCAACATTATTTAAATAAATGTCATCTTTTTCAGAAGGATCGATAATCATATACTTATTTTACCATACTCTCTAGGATACAACTTTTTGTCCTAATATTTCAATTGTTGGTTATAGATCTCACGAAGTTCTGTTGTTCCTAAAAATGTAGAACCAGCAAACTGAAACCTCATTGGAAAGGTGTATCTAAATCCTTCTAAAACCTCAAGTACTCCGTGAACATAGTTTTCGTTACCAGGAAACATAATTAAACTATTTGATTTAGGTTTAATTTTTAAATTATAATCTGGAAATTCTAATTCTCCGCCTTTATAGTTATCATTAATATAATACATACAGACAATATGTTGGTGTTTTTGAGCGTCTGTATCTATATGGGGGGTCATCTTACTGCCCCTGCTCCACTTAGTTAAAAGATATTCACCCATAAAATTATCATTTGCTTCTATATCTATATCATAATAATCTATACATTTTATTCTAGCAGTTTGAAATATTTTTTTTAAAAGTTTAAGAATATTTTCTGGAATTGCTTCTTTATGGGTTCTTTCGGTGGTCCATGGCTCTTTAATCCAAATTTGATTAGAATTATTTACAAAATAAGATAATGTTTGATATTCTTCATCAGATAAAAAATTATCTACAATATATACATTTTTTGCAGAACTTCCTAACTTAGCAACATTTTTTAAATAAATTTCATCTTTTTCTAAATCAAGACGTTTTCTAAAAACTTCTTCATCCATTATCCCATTCCTCCTTCTCTAACTAAAAGAACAATGGCTCCATTGTCCTCAAGAGCCTTCTTTACCCTTATCATATATTGTACTGCAAGTTTTTTATCATCATCAAGCAAAGACATAAAAGATTTTTCTGAAGCACGAACGGTAATAAAACTATCATTATCTATTAAATCTAACTTAAATCCCTTGGGTGCAAAATGATCAAGAGATCGAAAAGCCTTACGCATAGCATCTGTATACACTATAGCAATTCCTCTGGCTGTTTTCTAATAGCAGTAATAATTGCCTTTGTGCCTTCCCACCTTACACGACCAAGGCAACCTACATTATACTTTATATCACCTTCATACTTAGATGAAATAGCATACGCATACCCATGAATTTCAAAGTCACTTGCTAATGCTTGATTTCCATTAATAAAAATTCTCCATACAAGCGGATCGTCTGCCTCTGCTTTAGTATTAAATCTTAAAATAATATCATCATATGGGCGCATCCATCTATCTTTTATGATAGTCCAAATATATTTAATCTTCATAGACCCATTTCTTTTCTTTTTTGTGTTGCAGAAATAGAGTGAATTTGTTCGCCTAAATCTAATTGCTCAACCTTATAACCTACATCACGACCACATACAATGTTTGTAATGTTTGGTAATCTTAGCACCATTGCACTATCCATAAACTTATCTTTATCAATATAACCCTTTACCTGATCAAAGGTAAATGGGTCTTTCTCACTTGTGTTATAGGTATTACGGACTCCTACTAGTACCTGGCTTGTTCTCTTCCCCGCTTCTCTGTAGAGTGCGTGATGCCCTTCATGCCATGGCTGATATCTACCAAGCATTAATGTTGTTGGTGCAGACCAATCATGTAATTTAAATTGTTTAATAATTTCTGTTGCCTTTTCGTCAGGATTCCATTCGTGACTAATAAAAGCCATATCAAAATTATTAGGAACTTCAAATATCTTATTAGTATCTTCGAATCTGCCCTCTTCGATAGTTTCCATATAAATCAAAATATCTGGTTTACCAAATGCTGCACGAGTTAATTCTGTCGGACATACAAAATCTACAATTACTGGCGCTACATTTTGCTTTGCAATCAACCTCGCCATCTCTCCCATACGACGAGCCTGTTCAATCCTATCTTCAGCGGTAAATCCAAGATCAGAATTAACCGTAGCCCTGACTTCATCTGCATTAAGATGAATTGCATTAATGCGTTCTTTAAGTGCTTTTGCTAGTTCTGTTTTTCCAGAACCAGGAAGTCCTATAATTTGAATTATCATTTTTTCTCCATTGTTAGTGCTTGCCAAATCTCTGACCAATTATCGGAATCCTTGTGACTGTTAAATTCTTTTGATATTGATCCACCCTCTAAGTATATCCCACCCCAAACTCCCCACTCTTTACTAGAAATGCCTACGGCAAAACAAGTTTTTACTACTGGGCAGTCCTGACATAACTTATCTATGGCAGGTCTTAAAGACTCTTCTTCTTCATATTTTTCAAAAAATATATTTGTGTCGTAATCAACACAAGCAGCGCTATCTTTCCATTTTAGTTTGTGCATTTATAAAACTTTCTGGTATATCCCAACCATTTTTTCCTGGTATAAACTTACGAGTCATATACCATTTTCCATCAATATATGCACCATATTTTGAGGTTCTACCCTTTTCAGATCTATATCTATTAATAACAGACCATCCATCCCAAAATAATGTATTGCTTGAGTTTACTATTTTTTCCATTTGCTCTAATGATTTAATATTCATATCTTCTCCTAGTATCTAAAGATTCCAACTTCTATATTTTTTAATTCTGCTTCCTTAACTAATTTTGAAACAGAATCGTTTGGTGTTGATAAAAATGCAAGATAATTAAAGTCTTGTATGTTTTCTTCAATCCAAGAAGGAGGCACCTTATACATTTTAATCTTCTTGCCCCTTGATCTCATACTGCGTTCAGAAACATTAACAAATTCCATAACCATAGAATTTATTTTTGCTGGACCCGCTGTATAAATATAAAAATAAGGATCTTCTTCTTTTGCGCTTGAAAGGGCTACGCCCATAGCACGAAGAAAAACCTGGTAGTCATCAAAAGATTTGCTACCCTGCACTCCCACTATCATCTAAAGTTCCTTCTCTTAGTTTATCTATTATGAACAGCATCTTGTCTAATTGTACCTTATTCATACCATCTGTGTCAACTCTTCTTGTGCTATCTTTATTTACTGTTCCATCAATTGACATATCTGCCATATAGAAGGCATTATCTTTAATCCAGTAGGCGTTGTTATCCATAATTATAACTCTTATGTTATTTTTTGCCTCATGGATCTTAGATTGAGTTTTTTTAATTTTTTTAATTTTTGTGCCTTTTGGTAGTAACGGAAATATTAAAGAATGAATATGGCTTTGGCTATACCTTATAGGCTTTATTTTGCTTTCTTGTAATATATTATGTTTAGCCTGAAACTTTTCAAACAAATATATTAAAATAAAAGCCAATATAAATCCTGATATGTATTTCATTATGGACTTATTATACTACCTATTGAATCAGATTGCGCTTAATCTCCTTAAGAGAAAATTGCATGTCTTCATCTAATTCATTAATATTTGTTTCATTAAAGGCACGACTAGTTAATGAAACCATCGGATTGTTTGAAGTAACATCCATATTGATAAATCCCAATTCCCAAAGTTTCATGGCAGAAGATATAAAATTATCTAATACCAATTTATGTAACTCAGGGTTTATCTTTTCTAAATCTTTATTAAAGGTATACAGCATTTCTCCAGTATCTGGATCAAGTGCTGCTGGCTCTACTACCCCAGATAATACCAATTTGTCGAAATCACTTGGTTCTTGCATTTTTTGACTTTTCTCGCTGTTGGGCAAGTACAGCAAAATCTTTTACCTTGGTATCTCCAAGATATCCCCAAGCATATCCATCCTCAATCATATGATCATTAATAGATACGGTGTCTCCATTAACATAAAGCCAACCAAGAATTCTGCCATACTTCTCAGAAGAATCTGGTTTTTCAGTTTTAATTACTATTAACTCTGCGTCTTTTAATTTTGTTTTAAGATATTCTTTTGCTTCAAGTCCAAGACTTTTTTCAAACTTATCCTTGGTGCGTGATTCTGGAGTGTCAATACCAGCAAGGCGTACTCGTTGGGAGTAGGACACATTGAAGCCAAGGTCAATGTCCACATCAATAGTGTCTCCATCTACCACTCCCGTAATCTTTTTTACTCTATATTCGTACATTAGTTCTCGCTTCCAACCTGTCGGTTTTCAATAAGTCGCTCTCTTTCGTCAACAATTTCTAATGCAAACTTCATCATATTGTCATACCCAATTGCATTATCCATTGCCTTATTGTAATGATGTCCACAAAACAATAGGTCAGACCCATTCTTTCCGATCACCTTTACATAAGCCTGAGCAGAGCAACGATCACAACGATCTGTTGCATCAAGAAGCCATACCTTTTCTTCTTCTTTGCTCTTTAGCATACTGAACATATTATACCTTTCTATTATCAGTTTTATAAAAACCAGAGCCGTTAAAGGTGACTCCTATATTAGAGTATACACGAACTAAAGGTTTATCGCAAGTCTCGCAGGCATAACCTGGATCTTCATCAGACATCGATCTAACTTTTGTATATCGTACAGCACATGCCATACAATCATATTCATATGATGGCATTATTTATTCTTTGTCTTAGCCTTTACCTGCCATACAGGAAGTTTTAAATTGTCTCCAGACCACTCATAGCCTAGAAGTTTGACAACGAACTTAATAATTTTAATACGCATTATTTCACCTTCTTGCCAAATTTGGCCCAGACTCTTTCGTGAAGATAATAAAATGTCATCTCTAGTGCCATATACGATATCGCATATAGACCAACATATTCCCATTCAGCCTCACCATAAATTATATGACTTACTGCAAATAAAATTCCAGCAACAAATGTAAAATGTACAAATGGCCAACTAATTGTTTTTAGCAGGCTTTTCTTTTTTGATTCCATAACTCCTCCTATTTATATTATAGCACCCTACCTGCAGATTGTAAAGTTATATGTATTTTCCCATGCCGTGATGTCTTTTTCATCATTCAATAAAGGCTGTCCCTTTATGTTTAAACTTGTATTTAGTAGTATTGGAACCCCAGTCATAGTATACCAATTAGATAGAACCTCGTATAGACCTGGATGCTGTTGTCTATTGACCGTCTGCACCCTTGAGGTTCCGTCTTTATGAACAACAGATGGTATTTTGTCTGGCCTTAAGCATTTTACAGCATACTGCATGTATGGCGATGAAAATCTCATGTCAAACCATTTATCAGCGTGTTCTTCCATAACTACTGGAGCAAAAGGTCTAAATAGTTCTCTTTTTTTAATAAGATTAACTTTATCTTTTATGAGTGGGTCTCTAGGATCAGCAAAAATTGATCTATTGCCTAAAGCCCTAGGACCATACTCTGCTCTTCCTGTTGCTACTGCTGCCACCTTATCTCTAATTAAACTAGTAATAATTTGATTTACTGGATACTCCCCGCCTAAATCATGACCAAGGTATGGGCTTTTCCAATTTAAATGCTTTCCATAAAACGCTGCTGCTGCACCAAGAGATGATCCTGCGTCTCCAGGATTGGGCATAATCCATACATCATCAAACATTCTCCAAAGCATCGTATTCGCTGCACAATTTAAAGCACATCCCCCCATAAAAACAAGATTGCGCTTGCCTGTAAGTTTTTGTGCCATCGACATAAAGTTTACTAATCTATTTTCATATACCCGTTGTACTGCTGCTGCAATATCAAACTTATCTTGTTCTGTAATGGGCATATCCCAATCAAAAATGCCTTTATGAAAGTTATATTTTTGTTTTTGTAAGTCTGGGAAATATTCATTTACCTTAAGAAAATATTTTGACCAATCTCCATATGCCGCCATGCCCATAAATATATATTCTTCTTCATTAGGTTTTAGTCCAACTAACTGCGTAAATGCCGAATAAAATAATCCAAAACTAAATGGATAATTTTTTTTATAAACAGATTTTATATCTGATCCTTGACCCACCCAAATACTTGAAGTGTTATATTCTCCGATTGCATCTAATACAACTATGACCGCATCATTAAACTTACTTGTATAGTACCCAGCGCAAGCATGTGAATAATGATGATTAAAATATTTAATTGGTAAATCCATTGGGATATTCGGCTTCCAATCAGCAGCCCCACCCTTTAAAAATATTCTTGATCTTTTCAACTGAGGATGCTCGTAGTATGCAATATGTGTTGGCGTCCCATAATTTAAGAGATCTAGGTAAATATCTTTATTGTTATACCAGTCATTTTTTTGCTTGCTGTACCTTTCTGCATGTCCAGAAAATAAAATTTCTCCGTCTTTAATTAAAGATACAGAAGCGTCATGAGAAGTTTCATTTATTCCAAGTATTATCATTTTAATAAATATACCTTCTATTATTGTCTGCCTTTTTTATTTTACGAATTAAAAAATAAAGTTTAATTTTTTTAATTATTTTTTTCATGCTTCTCCTGTCGAATAGACCATTTCTCTCATATTATGATACCAATGAGGCAAGGAATACCTAGAACCGCTTGTTATTGGATATACTTCGTGAACATATAAAAAGTTAGAAGGAAAAAAAATAATACTTCCTGCAGGAGGCTTAATTTTTATTTTAGAATTTTGAAACTCTATCTCTCCACCCTCATAGTCATCGTTTAGATAACTTACAGTGGAAAGAATCCTACTGCTAATGCCGTGATCAATATGTGCAGGCAAAAATCCGCCAACTTCGTATCTTAATAAATGAATGCTGAATTCTCTATTTTTTATATTTTTTCCACAAAAGGGATAAAGTGTGTTTGCATAATGATTGGTAGCAAAATCTAAAGATTCATATAGTTTTTTGGATATACTTAGTTGCTCATTAAAATAATAATCGCTAGGCTTTATGGCATGCCGTGGGGGTAAAAACTTTTGCCAACAAAAAGTTTCCATAGTTTTAGCGCTTTCATTTTGCCATGGCTTCCATGGCTTTATATTAGTAAAAGATGTTCCATGTTCTTTATTCTCGTATCTTTTATCTAAAGAGTTAAGGTCTTCTATAATTTGTCCAGGTTCTTTAATTACATTTTTATATAATACTAAACCAAGATCTAAAATTTCATATTCTAGCAAGAGGATATACACCAGCCTTCCATAAGCCTGGATTAGGATGATAATCTGGATCTGCATGTTGTGGCAGACTAGTATGCATAAAAAGCGCTGTAAATCTTTCACCACGGGTAACTGTAGTTATTCCATGAATATATTCTGTTCCCGCTCCTGGAAAAAATACTGCAGAATACTGTTTTGGTTTATACTGAAAATCTTGGTTTGGAAAATAAATTACTCCACCATCATAACTTTTTTCATCACTTAAATAAATAATTGTACTAAACTCAATAAAAGATTCGGGGTCTTGTGCATCAATATGTAGTCCGCCCTTAGTTCCAGGCACCCAGTGAGATCCAAAACCTTTAAACACATATATTGGATTTACAAATCCATTTAACGCTTTGTGCATTTCGTTAGATTTTTTCCCATATCTTATCATTATATCTTGTACCGTTTTGTTGTATGGTAATGAAGTTCCGCCATATCTATCAGAGTAATACTTTGGGTATGGATTTTTTTCTGAATTAGGGTCTAGTTGTTGCTGAATTAGAGTCGCTGCATCATCTGGTGTAATAAAATTTTCTATAACTGTTATTCTATGCATAATTATCTCCTATTATACTGTACTAGGTTATTTGTACCTTATTATATCCCGCTATAAATCTTGGGGCATTCATATTTTCAAGACTAATATTATAATCACTATAATAAACATCATCAACCTGATAAGGAATTTCTAGTATATCTCCAATGGATATACCGTGAAAAGATTCAAACTTATCATTATTTTCTTTTTTTATTATTGATAACATTTTGTTGTATCCATGATTTATTGAAAATGATTTGTATGTATTGGAATTTTCTTGTATTTCCTTATGGTATAAATTAGTCGGCAATGAATATATGCTATATCCCTTATTTACAAATAGCAAAGACGCAAAAAGATCTTGTCCAATTTCTTTTAATTTTTTTAATTTAATTAAAGTCATTGCATCAATTTGAGAGCAAAATATTAAATCTGTATCAACATAATTTGTTTCTTTTATTGAATCAGAGTATTGCCTGTCTACAACAACATGATGCTTATTTATAGATAATTTTGGCATACCGAATCCAGAAATTATTTGTTTATCATCAATGTTGGAAGTTAAATAAATATCCCATTCATTCATTAAAGAAATATTTGGATTTATTTCTAAATAATATTTACAATTACTATAATGCAATAAGGCCATGTTTCTGTAATAGGTTATAGATTTCATATCATCCCATTTAATATGATTATATACAATATCAGCATCTACTTTATTAAACAAAAAATCTCTATTGACATTATTTTGATCATAAACATAATAGGTTATGCCATTTTGGTTGCTTTGTTTACTTATTATATCTTGTAAATTTTCTAATAAGTTTTTATTTTTATAACCATAAACAAAAACTTTTATAGATGTCATGTTATACCAATGGAATCCAGTGTTGTGGCAATGCCGAAGTCATCCTTAAAGAAGCAAGTGGAGCAATGTCATATGCCAAAGTAATTCTTGGCCCATCCCAATCCCAGTCTCCCATCGCATGAGGGTGTCCCATTTCAGAAAGAATAAGCCTGTTGTCTTTATTATGATTTTCAATAATTAATTCATCTTTATTTTCTAACTTATAAAAAGTTGATGAAGGCTCTGCCTTAATACAATAATACCCATGCCAAAATGGCGCCCAAGGACCGCCATGGTCATGCCAATTTAACTTTCCAAGTTTACGATCATTAATATTAAACCATCCCTGAATATAATATTTTTGCTGTTTAAAGTTAACCCCATAGTAATCGCAAGCCTCAAGGGTGAGATCTTTTACTGCAGAATAAACATTATAAATTTCTTCTGTGTAAAATTGAAAAACATTATACTCTGACCACTTAACGGTAGAAACGCTACCAGATTCGATCCAAAATTTATCGTTTTCTGATCCCACTGGAGATACTCCACGCAAATTTGTATTTTGGATATCTCTATATACCTGAATTAGATCATTTGTCATTTGGTTTAAATCATTATTTAAATACTTTTCAAAAAATTTATGTGGTTTGTTATAAGTTTTTGGTATATTATAAATATTAAAGCCTTGCATATTTTCTCCTTTTATGATTACTATCTATTATACACTATTAATAGTTTTTTCTTTGCCATGTAGATTTTTTATAATGTGCTGTAATGTGTGAGCGTCTTTTTTCTTCTTTTATTTTATTTTCCCAATGCTTCTCTTCGGAATAATCTAGTTCAAGAGACCAGTCTTCTCTTTTTATTGGAATCATTTGAAATAAAGGTGTACCTTTTTCTATAACCCCTTCAAAACCTCTTTTAAGAAAAAATGAAAAGAATACAGGCAGTCCCCAAATATCGCTATCCACTATTCCAGATGGACTATAAAAGGGCAAGTCATATCTATTAAAAGGATGAGTTATTAAAAGAGAATACCCTGGAGGGGTTTCATAATACCAAAACATTTTCCATCCAAAGTGGATTGGATGGCATTCTTTTGGAATAGCAAAATCTACTAAAGGTCTGGTATCAATTAATGGAACTTCTGTTTTCCAAAATAAAGACGGCTTTTCATCTTTATCTAATACAACTTCAACATCTTCTGGCAATGTTTGAATGTATCCAGATGTCATAGCATCCATTAATGGATTACAAAGTTTAGTAGATACATCAGAGCCATCTTGACCTCGATCATTTACTGGATGTAAAAAACTTTTACTATGACTTGATCCATGACGATAACCTGCTAAATCTTTATACCAGTCTGGCAAAACTGAAAGCGCTTTTACTGGAGGAGTATTATATAAACTATTATTTGCATTGACTCCAGTTGGAGAAAATATTACTTTATTTACCATATTCTCTTTCTACTTTATCAATAATTTCTTTATTTTCAATAATTATATCACATATGGGTGTGTTAATTGGAATTACTCCGTAAATATAATCATTATATTTTTCTATATGGTCTCCTTCAGACTTAATTAAAAAATGAAACCAATCGCAATTCCAATCTTCATTCTGATTTAGTTTATAAAAATTTACCTTTGTATTTAAAATTTTAAATGGAGAATCTTCTATTTCTTTTATACTTAATGTTAAATTTTCATCAAAAATCCATGGTATGTAAAATTTATAACAAGCATTAAAATAACCTTGTAAATTACCAACAGATATTTCGGAAGGATAAAACTGTCTTTGCCATGTTTTGTCTAAAGCATATAATCCATCTCGCATTGGCTGAAACCATATTTCTGCATGTGTAAAATATCTTAAGTGTATTGTCTCGTTGTTTTTTATAATTTTTGGCCTTGGCCAAAACTCTTTGGCATAACCATTTATTGGTTTTAAAATATTATCATAGTAAAAACTATGAACAATGGGTTGTGATGATGCCCAAACCCCAGGCATAGTTATGTTTGCCTTTACTATTTCTGTAAAACTTTTATTTTCTGAATTAATCCAAAATTCGGATCCGATTCTGTTTTTGTTTACTAATCTCTTTATATCCATGACGTCACATTAAATAAATATTCTAACTACATGTTCGCATGGGTCTCCCCCTGCTTCCCATTCCTCTAACTCTTCTTCACCCATATACTGATATCCCCCATCGTGGGTGTGACAGTATGGATCGCTAATCCAGCCTCTTTCAATACCGTTTTGCAACCAAATACCAAATTCTTGTTCCTCTGGAGACAAATCTTCCATACCCATATGATTCATATATTTATTGTACTCCTAAATGCTTAGGATGTCAATAGGACCTTTGCAAGACGTGGAATGGGTAATAGCAGCATTTACTGCAAGTACCGCCCTTTTCCTTGCATCCTTTTGTTTTTGTGTTGAATACAATGAGCCTAATGCTAAATCTCCACCAGAACCCATTGCTAAATAATCTTGTTCGTATTGTGTTAACGACATATCGGCTGCATTATGCTCATATATTTTTCCACGCACACAGATAATCATTCCAAAATCTGATGACGTAGATGTATCTACCCACCAACCTTCATAAAAATTACGCAAGGCTTTCAAAAACTTACTATACATAAACTTATCAATACTTCCACGACCCTCAAATTGTGGAGGCACAAATAAATGCCTTATCCTATCTCCGTCCATTGATCCAGCGTATCCAAATAGGTAGCCTTCTTTTTTCCATATCTTAGGACTTGAAGATATATTTACTGTATTGTCATCTGAGATAGCACGATCACCAGCCATCCATATTTTATTATTTACTTTGTCACGAACGACTGCGATACAAGTCATTACATACCCTTCTGTGTTTAGTATTTAGTATAGCATTGAACTAAAAATGTGTCAACTACTTAATAGTTTGTCCACATTCTGGACATGTTTTAGGCTTCTTAGCAGTCTTATTAGGCTTTGAAGATTCATCAGATTTCTTTACTGCTGCCCCGCCAAACTTGGGACGACCAAAACCTACGATAGATATCATTATATTCTTTTTATTTTTTTTATAGGCACGGAGTTGCTTACAAACCTCTCCACCATTTCTCTGACTGCCCTTTTTATTGCTTGAAGTATTGCCCTCAATGCACCAAACAGTACCATCGCCATTATCTTCAATAACAATACCTACGTGAGAAATTCTATCGACACCGTCTGATGGGAAATCAAAATAGGCGATATCTCCTGGTTCTGGATCTGCTAAGTCTCCATCAATCCATGAGCCTGCTTTCTTAAATGCAGCAGCACCACTTGGAGTATAAACGGTATTGGGAACCTTTACGCCTGCCTCATTTGCACACCACATAACAAATGAACCACACCATGGTTGAAAATTGGCCTTAGCAAATTTACCATATTTAGTTTCATTATCTTTCGGACCTTCAATAGTTCCAACTTCACCCTTGGCTACTTCAATTAATTTTTCTGCTGTTCCCATTTCTGCCATGATTAATCCTTATCCCAATCAGTATCTACTGGCTGCTCTTCTGGCATAGCACCATCTGGTTTTTTAGCAAGTCTTGCTCTAACTTCATCAAGTTCTGCATCAAGTTTATCTTCTGCCATTCTAATTTCTGAGTCTACTTTTTTATTATCCACTTGTGCTTGCATAATATCTTTTGCTCCACTTTGCCCAATCAATAAACCAGCAAGTGTTCCTGTGATAAATGTCGCTACTGATCCCAACACATTGAAGAACATCTTGTCGTTTTCTGACTGTGCTCCAATTGGTTGGGTTACAAATATAAGAGCGTACAAAATTCCTAACGATGTCGCTAATAAAATTGTTCCAAGCGTTATGCCAAGAATAAACTTAAGTCGTGCGTCAAGATCCTGCGGTGTTAATCTTTCTTTTTTACTCATCCTGTTTTCCTATCAAGTCTTTTGTACAAGTTCCTGTAGCCTCACATATAGGTGGGTTACACTCCGCCTTTTCCCAGTTTGCTGGATCCTGGCAAGGATAGCGATAGTGACCGTCATACCCGCAGCCACCAAGGCCTAATACAAGTATACACGATAATAAAATATGAGGAATCTTCATATCTGTATTATACCAAGTTATTCTTTCTCTTCACGAAGCGGGATGGTGATAAGCCATAGGGCTATTGATATTAATGTGGCTACCCCCACTACCTGCTGGGCGGTACCTGTAAGGGTAAGCCAGGCGATAAAGAAGCCAAGGATGGTAAATACTTGGGCTATGCTCTCAATAATAGCAGCCTTAAACCACTTAAAGAGTCCTTTGACTACCTTCTTAATCATGTTCATATTATAACCTCCTTAGTGACATAACTGAACTAACAATATTTCCTACCAAAATAACAGGTATAACTACCTCTTGAACCTTTTCTCTTTGATCATCTGTCATATCTTTACCCCACTCTGATGGGTTTAAAACCTTAGATAAATCTATATCAGTCAATGCTGCTATTGGATTTTCTAAAAACTTGTCTGCTTGTATTTCTGTTACAGCATCTGCTAATGTATAAGGCATAGGAGCGTCTGCATTTTCTTGTGCCCTTTCAGCAAACTCAACAACGGCTGCTGCTACAGCAGGATTTTCTTTTGCTACTTCTGCAATAAGGGCAACTTCTTCTGCCTTAATGCCAAGATCTTCTGCCAACTCTTTCTTTGCCTCTGGATTTAATTCAGTCAAAAAGTTTGATACTGCTGACATTAATTTAGCATCATTAACGCTAATTAGTTTGTTTAACTTTTTAAGTTCTTCGTCAGAAATAGGGCTACCATCTGTGTTATCCTTATCTGGTGTTACTACAGGATCTTCATCAACAGGTTGCTCAGGTTCAGGCTCTGGGGTTGGATTTGTATCCGTTGGCTGAGGTGAAGGCTCTTCTAAAGGCTCTGGAGTTGGATCCGTCTCTTCGTTCTCCTTATCTGTGGTATCAGGGCTTGGAGTTGGATTGGGATCTTCTGGTTCAGTTTGCTCATCATCTGGCCAACGAGGATCCTCTGGAGTAACTATCTCTGGATCAACCTCAACATCAGGTTCAGGCAAATCTGGTTCTTCTGTAGAGTCAGGTGTTGGTGTAGGATCTGGCTCTGGGGTAACTTCTTCTACTGGCTCGTCACCATTAATAGAAGCAATAAGATTATTTAAGTCTGATATTTCATTAGCGAGTTGCGCTGCCTCTGCTACCTGCTCCTGCTGTTCTTCAGGCGTTATAGGGGCTTCTGTGGGCGTTGGAGAAGGTTCTGGAGATGGTTGTTGGGTAGGAGTAGGAGAAGGTTCTGGGATAGGCTCTGCAGCAAGTGTAGGGGCTGGATCAGAGGCTGATACCTGCGTAGCACCCCATTGCTCAAGAGACACGATAGAGCCATCATGCAATCGAACGCCTGTTCTAAGATTTTGATATTCTGGACCTTGATAACTATAGGACACTGCTATACCACCAGTATTAGTAATAGCCACTAATATATTTACTGTGCTTGGTTGTGCCCCATAGTTACCGAATGGAACCATGTTTAGGTTAATTTGAAATCCACCCTCTGAATAATATATATCCAAACCAGATGTACCGCTTGCTCCTGGAAACCAGTCCATTGAGTATAAGGAGATAGATGGCGTATTAGGATATGCCCAGTATGTGGGATCAGGTTGTCCAAATGTAATTACTGAATTAGTTGTAGCGTAAATGTTTTCATACTGTACCCCGTCAAAAGTCACGGTAGTTGCAATTGGTATTTGATAAGATATGTCGTCACCTGAACAAGTATCCATATGATTTACTGTAGGTTGTTCATCACCATTATATGCTGCTGCGATGGTTTGCGATTGAATATAGTTTACACAAGTAGCGTTAGCGTTTTCTGGAAGCCATAGGTTGAACCCAAAAGCCAATAAAGATGCTGTCAGTATTCGGGTTAATTTTTTAATAGTCCTTTCTTCCTCCAGATTAAATACAGGACTATTATAACATTTTATTTGAAATAAAAGAAAAAGGGAGCCAGTTTCCTGACTCCCCAATCTATTAATTTGTTAATTACTTAACAAGTGTAACTTTTGCAGAAGGGTTCTTCTTGTTCCACTTCTTAGCAAGATCATTGAATGCCTTCTTCATTGCAGCGATTGCAGCAGCATTATCTGCCTTAACCTTTGCAAGTTCAGCAGCATGTGCAGCAGTTGCATCAGCAAGAGCCTTATCTGCAGTAACCTTAGCGGTTACGGCATCAGCCTTCAACTTAGCAATTTCAGCAGCAGCAGTAATAGCAGCAGCATCGGCAGCAGCCTTTGCAGCAACTGCATCAGAGGCAGCCTTTGCTACAGCAGCAGCAAGAGCAGCATCTGCAGTTACCTTATCAGCAGCACGAGCAGCCTTTTCTGCAGCGAGTGCAGCATTAGCAGTAGCAAGTGCTCCAGCAAGATCAGATACTGTTACGATTGCAGTCTGAGAAGTTGTTGCCAACTTAATTGTTGGAACAGATGTTGGTGCAGTAATAGATGCTCCAACGGCAACGGTTCCAGCAGTTGCAGGAAGTGAGATCTCTGATGTGTAACGACCTGTTACAAGAGCATCAGCAGTTACTGTTCCAGCAGTTGCGCCACCGAGAGTAGTAACAGTTACTGTATCAGCAACAGCGTTGCCGAAAATATCTGCTACATCAAGAGTTGCAGTTACCTTGCCAGAAATATTTCCTGAAGCAGGGATTGACATCTTAAGATCGTATGCAGGACCTGCAACACCCTTAAGATAGATTGTTGTTGCTGCACCAGTTACAGAAACTGTAACAGCAGAAGCAGCAGTACTTGTTGTGTATGCATAAACAGTCGCTGTTGTTGAAGCAGGTGTGACTGTGATTGATGAGGATCCAGCAGATGCATTAACTGTTGAACCAATTGCAGATACGAGGCGTGTGTTCGCACCAACTGCAGTAAATGTTACTGGTGTTCCAGCAACGACAGTAGCAGTGATTAGAAGTGCTTCGTTGTTAGTAGCAGTTGAGGTATCTGCAACGCTTACTACGTTGTCAGATGGAACCTTAACTAGAAATGGTGAGGCTGCAGTACCTGCGCCAGAAACTTCAGTGGTTACGTCTACTGAAACGGTATTGGCACTTGCAGGTGTCACTACGAGTGTGCCCAGTGTCATGGCTGCAACCACGGCAAGAGCGATCTTCTTAAATGAATTCATTTTTCTCCTTTTATTATTCATTTTGGTTTATATTGTTTTTAGTCTATCCAAATAGTCTTTTATATCTTCTATTTGACTAGGTTTATATTGTATCACGTTCTCAGGGAGCGTGTCAACTCTACGAGGCTGTCCACGAAAAGTGTGAATGTCTACTTCAAGGTTTTGATCCCTTGGAGTATATGATATCGCACCAAAGATGGAACCGCAAACTGCGTCTGCAAGGTCCTTAGATTTCTTTCGTGGATGGTCTACTTTATCATTTTTCATAATCTTAAGTTCTGTTAATTCTTCAAATAGTAATTCAATGGCAGGCATGGCAAGCCTTTCTTCGTATATAAGCATAGCCATATCTTCATAATGTTTCTTTGCTACAGATACCGTCTCTGTTCTTATGCCTACCGCCTGTAGTTCATTTTGAATATCAAATGATTGCCAACGGTCAAATGTAACAAGTCCTATATTAAACCCAAGTCTGCGTAGATTTTGTATCCACTGTTTTACTTCAGATAAATTGACTGGTCCTTCTACCTTCGGCTCCCACCATGCCACCGCATCGACAACCACTACTGGCGATATCTGTTCATAATCTTTTATTACCTGCACATTAACCCACTTCTCAACATGTGAGATTGCTACCGCACATTTATCATGCTTTTGTGCAAGGTCAGCATGAACATAATAAATTTTGTCTGGATCTGGTTTAAAGTTTTCTTCAAATCTTCTGAATTGGTCAAGTGGATTTCTTATTGTCATACAAGAACGAACCTTGTCTGCCTGCTTAAAAAATGCATCTGATGCATATGTAGGAACACAAGCAAAGCGCATCATTGCATCTCCTAGGTCTGTCATGAAAGCAATCTTAAAATCATCTACTTTTCTAGTAGGATTTACTTCCCATGTAGGTCTTTTAAGGGCAAAAACTCCAGGATATTTATATGACTTAATATGATCTTCGTCCCAGGCTATATCAAACCAGTTATCCTTGTCATCTTCTGGTAATAGTGGGTTAATTATAAATCTATGTGTTCTTGATATTATTTCTTTATCAGCAATTACTGCTTCATACCGCTCAGAAATGAAGTCTCCGTTATAACGGGGGAATGAAAGAAGAACTACTTTTCCAAGATCAGGGAAACGAGAATCCACTGACCCACGGAATGCTTTATAAATATTATCGGCAGTTTTACCTTGTTCATTTCCTGTTGCAACCTCAGATGCAAAACCAGAAATCTCATCAAGAACTGCAAGCAAAAGATTTAGACCCTCATGTGATTCTCTTTCTGAATGTCCAGAGTAGACAGTAATTGATTTATCAAAGCCTATTGAGTCTACCTTTGCTTCATATTTACCAGCAAACCAAGGAGACTTTTCGATCTTAGTCTTAAAACCTTTAAAGAAAACATTCTTTGCTTGTTGTGCGTTAATAGCCACATTGATTAGGTCTATTGCATCTCCACTTGGTTTTCCGAAATATCTTGCAGGGTCTTTAAGACATAATAACTTATAGACAATATAAGCACAAGCAACAGTAGAGGTGAAGTCCTTCCCACTACCCTTCCCAAGTTGTAAAATGATTTCGTTTTTTGTGTATTTTTCATAATATCTTGCTCCTTCCTCTTCTCCCATAATGTTTTGTAAATCTTCTTTGCGATATATCTGACTCATTGCCTGGACTATATCGTATTGAATATCTGATAATCCTGGTTGTCCTAAATAATCTGGAGACTCAACAAATGTCTTTGCATCTACTGGAGTTTCTTCAAAATGGTTATCGGCAAGTGCCTCAAGAAAATCATTGAACATCGTGGACAATTGTAATCACTTCATCTTTTTTAGCAATATCAGAAAGCCTACGCATGATCTCATCACGTATTTGTGGATATTCAGAAGCAATATCACGAAGAATTCCCATAAGTATTTCTTGCTTCTTTTCTATCTGCAACATTTCTTCTGCTAACTCTTTATTTTCTAATAGACCTGCTTTTTGAAGCATATCAATTCTTTTAGACTCAATATCCATAACAAGTTTTATGGCTTGTGTCTTAGCGCCTAAATTATTAGTCAGGCTGGCTTCATCTATAACTTCGTATGATTTTGCAATTAATTTGTTATAGTGAGTATCAGCAATAGCAAGTGCTTCTTTTGCACGAGCACGAATAGCATCATTAGCAGATGCCATAACTTTCCATTCATTAATATGCTGAACTACACGATTTCTTGGAATTGCCAAATCTTTAGATATTTTGGTAGCATCATTACCCTTTAGATATTCTCCTACTACTGTATTAAGTTCATCAAGATGCTTGACTAAATCTTCTTCAGTTGACATGATTCTCTTTCATATAAAAATCATACACTTCTGTTGACCAAAAGGAATGATATGCGGTTCCATAATGTATTTTATCCCTTGCAACCAAATAAAACTTATCTTCTTTATTTTTCATATGATAATTCTGTATCCAGTCTGGTGAAGGCCATGTAGTCTTATAAATTGAATCTAGTTCTACTGCATTGCTATTTAAAAAATTTGCCATTGGAGGGGACCAGGAAAATATAAATAATTGTATGTTATTCATTTTACAAAATGTTTCTAGCATTAATAAATATTGATATATATATATAAATTTTTCATAAACAATTGCTGAGTCAATTGTGTTTTGAAAGGGCATAACAGAATGAAAATATTTATCTTTAAAATATTCAAAGTTTTCCATTTTGTTCAAAGATATTTTATCTTTCCATTCTGTTTCTGTTGAAACTATGTTTTCTATTACAGTATAAAATCTACAAACATCTGGCAAGTTTAAAAAAATTACATCTGGTTTAGAATAATTATTTATGTATCTGAAAATATCTGTTACAATCTGAAAAGTACTAATTGCTGGCATACTGATATTATAATAACCCGAAACTTTTTCTTTTTCTTTTATTTTATTATAAACTAAATAGGGCCATATTTCTTTAGAATAAAGACCTGTCCCATAGGTTACAGAGCATCCAGCAAATAATATATGTTTTCCATCATGCTCTTTTTTAAATTCATCAGATCTAAAATTTTGAGAATTCAAAGTCAGGGTATCAGGTTCATCAATATAATTAATAATCCATGGTTCATAATTCATATCGTCAGTGTCTAATTGATCAAATACAAAGGCATGATTCCTACTCGAAATAGATTTTAATTCTTTACCAAAAGCATTTAAAATTTTTACACGAGAAGAAACATTAAGATTCATACATCCAGCATAATTTGTTAAAAAAGTGTTTAGATTTTTTTTGTATGACATAATTATTGATTATGATCCTTTTTATACCAAGAATATGCTAATTCAGCCCAAGCATACTGATATGCAGTCCCCTCATGTATGCCATCTCTTGCGTTGATTGTAAAATTATCATTTTTATTTAACAATATGTACTCAGCCATTAAATCCTGAGTTAATTTTATATCATCTTTAGTCCTAGAAATGTTTTTAAATGAATCCAAGTCTGTTTGATCTAAAAACCAATTTGTGCTTAAGTTATGAGAGAATATATATAATTCTATATTATTTGCTTTACAAAATGTTTCTAGCATCATTAAATATTGATACACATATATAAATCTTTCAGCATGTATTAAGTGTTGCGTTTCTGGAGGCTTTCGTTCCCCTGCCCATACAGGTCTTGCTGCTATGTTATCATCTTCTGCATTTAGCGGAACTGTATGATGCCAACTAGGAAATGTTTTTAAAAAATTAAATTCTTTTGGAAAATGAAGAACACGATCTTTGTAAATAGGCATTGAGTAAAATCTTGATAAATTGGGTAAATTTATAAATATTGTATCTGGCTTTGAATAAGTATCAATATATTTAAAGATATCCGCAACAATTTCAAAAGTTCCTATTCCCGTAATTGCTAAATTATAATAACCAGAAACTTTTTCTTTTTCTTTTATTTTATTATAAACTATCCATGGCCAAATTTCATTATTGTAAAGTCCAACACCATAAGAATTTGAACATCCAGAAAACAATATGTGCTTTCCTTCATGTTCTTTTTTAAATTCATCAGATCTAAATAAAAGTGAATTAACCTGAAGGGGGTCTGGAGAATCTACATAATCTAAAATCCATGGTTGGTGTTCTGCTAGGTGCTCCAAAGTTTGATATGTTAGTCTATTTTGAGAAACGCTTCTAATCTCATCTATGCTTTTATTAAATGAAAATACTAGTTCTGGAAAAGAAAATCCTACTAAATTTTTATTGAGTGGATTTTCTACTCTTTCTCCGATGTTTACATCTACTTCAGGGATATTGTGATATTTTAAGGTTTTCATAATATTATTATATCACTCCCCGTTTTTTGCTTTTGCTATTTTTAATAATACTAAATATCCTATTAAGTCATCAATGTCGTTATCACCTGGGTAATCTGTACCCTTCATAAGCCTATTTAATTTATCATCAATACGGACATGGAGTTGCTCTCTTGGTCCCGCCTTTGAAAATATACGGACAGGATCTAGGGCTGAATTGCCGTAAGCGATATTTTTCTTAACAAGCATATGTGCAATTTCATGGCAGGTAGACAAAATTTCTTTACCTGCTTCTGTACCTACTGTCAATAAGGATAAGTCATCGCATTCAAAATGATCTCTATCTGGAAATACTGGTTCTAAACTCATCTTTTTGACTTCCTTAATCCAAATTTAGCAAGATATACATATATGGTTTCCACGCTTGCACCACACTCCTTTGCTATCTCTTGAGGAGTCTTCTTGTCTATAAAATATCTTTTACGAAGCCAAGACTCGTTAGTATATAGTTTAGCAGCCATGACTACTCCTTGTCAACCCCAATAGCCTTGTTCCAATTATTTATAGACCAATGCCCTATTCCACAGGCATCAGCAACATCATTATCATCAATTTTTTTATTATAAATAATATCCAATAACTTTATTGTTCTTTGTTTACGAAAATCTCTTTCATATGATTTATACCATGACTCTGATTTACCTGGATTAGAAGATCTTATCTTAAACTGTTCTTCTTTGGTTAATCTTTTATTTCCTAAATAATTTTGCCAAGTTATCGGAGATACCTTGCCTATTATTTTAATCCCTGCCAAGCCTGCTCCTCCTAAAATACCACCTTGAATTAAAGCAAGGTCTGCTGCAGTTTTTGGGGAATTCATAAATACAGTATGTTCAATAACAATAGCATCTATCAAATTATAATAATCAAATAATGCCTTAGATTTTTTACAAGCATCAGTTATTTTTTCATATATGTCATTACCTTCAAATGTAATTTTGCCATATCGATCTAAATTTTTATTTGAGTAAATAGCAAATGCAATATTGTTAGTGCTGGCATCAATAGAACATATTGTTTTGGGCAAATTATTCATTGAGTAGCCTTTTTATTTGCTTTAGTGTTTTATTAACTTCAGAAGGATTGATTAAGCAGTTATTGCACAAAGGCTCATCGTTATAAATTGATAAACTTGTTTTGCACATTTTGCAAATCCTAACCTTTCCTTTTCTTTTTTGTCTTCGTTGAAGAATATATCTTTGTGCTATTTTTTCTTTTGTTGCTTCAGTTCTACATATTTCTGAACAATATATTTGATAAGAAACACTTGCGCTAAATAATTTATCGCACCAGTTACAGTTCTTCATCTTTAAGCAACTCCAGAGGTTTAATTTTAATTACCCCTGTCTCTGCTTCAGCACATGCCTTTTGAATTGGACACACCTTACATATTTTAGAATTAGATCTGTATGGCTTCTGTGGAAGTTGCCGATCTTTCCAACTACTATATGTTTCTCGCATCCAATCAAATGCCTGGTCTACCCACCGACGGTAATGATCGTTTACTACTACTGGCAACGTCAATAACTCATGATTATTTTTATTTTCATAAATCATTACACCTTTGCCAATTTTCCAAACCTTCATATAAATAAGCAATTGCATAAGATGACCCATCTTAGGCTTTCTACTATTCTTTTTATATTCAAACCCTTCATTAGTAATTGTTTTGATTTCTCCAATTACACGTTCATCGTTAATACTAAGCATAACATCACCATATCCATCAAATGGCGGGTCTTCTGTTTTAACCCTAAACTCCATTGCTGGATGAGTTTGCTTATTATATTTTCTTGGAAGCGGATCCATCTCCATTGTCTCATCTAACAATCCCGATGACTCAATAGCCTCTTGAATTCTTCCATGACCAAGAGTTCCGTTTGTTCTGTTTGCTACGCCATACGCATCAGAGTTATCATAAAATACTGCCCCATCGAATGCTAGATACCAATATCTTGGACATTCCCCAGCACCATACGTTAATCCAGAAGCAGAAAAATTACTCTTTTTACTAAACTTAGGTTTAGTTTTAGCCATGTATCCAGATTCAATCTTTTCAATTAACCCCTCAATAAAACCATGGTCTTCGTTATTTTTTGAAACTTTTTTATCATTTTTTAACATTACTTGTTGCAGTAAATTTTTTGTCATTGTTATCCTTTGGTTAACTTAATTATAGCAGATATCATCTGGTTATATATTTAAGAGCAGACACTAAATTATTAATAGACTCCGCTGCAGTATAGTATAAATTCTTTTTACCCCTGTCTGACTTGTCTACATTTGCCATCCATGTAGCCTTTAAAGACATTTTAGAGGCTATTGCTTGAAGTCTAACTATTTCTAGTGTAGCCACTTGCATGGGAATATCTGGCTTTAAAATAATCTTTGCTATTGTTGTTAAGGCAGTGGTAAACTCTTCATCTTTCATGTATTCAGCAATTTCTACAAGACCATTTATTTGCTCAAGTGTTGTTTTTTGTTCATCAAGCATTGTTATTTTTTCTTTCTATAGCATCTTGATATCTTGCCTCTAATTCTCTTATTTTAGCCAGCCGTATTAATCCATCTTCTTTTTCTAATTTTTCCATTTTTTCTTGCCATGCATTATTATATTCATCAAATTTACTTTTTTCTTTCCACTCTTGGAATCTAATTTTTCTGGCTTCTGGGTCACGTGCTGGAATATTTAATTCATCAAAATCTTTTTGAACTGCAAAGTGTGCTGTCCAAACCTCACAGTTATCGTCTTCTTTTAATAGAATAGGATCTCTCCAATGAATTGTACCTGCCCCCCAGAAAAGCAATAAATCTCCATATTCCAGATCAAAACGATAAAGTTCTCCATTAACATCGATAACTATTGGCCAACTAATATTAGCATCTAGTTGATAATCTATTGTTAATTTAGTAAAATAATTATCTGAATCAAAATGTGGTGGAAGTTTGGGTGATATTGCAAGATCTGTTTCATTTCCTCTGTTTTCAAATGCATTTGGGTTATGCTTTTTGTTGTAAGAAAGATAACTGTTGTGTGTCATTTTAACTTCTTCTCCAACAAAATCAGACGCAAAATCTTCTATTTTTTTTAACAATTTACCAGCAACTTTTAGTTCTATTTGTTCTCTAGCAAGTTCTGGAAGAACTAGAGGGGAGTAAAAACCACCTGGTGGCAAACCTTTTCCATGATTTATTAATTCTTTTATTTCTTTAACCTCGTCATCAGAAAAAAATCCTTTTATAACATGGGGGATGACATCTTCATATTGTCCGAATTTTTTTGGTTTATATGCTGCGTTTATCATATATATATTATACCACTTTCCTAGAATCCAAACTTATCAATTCTTCTAATATAGAAAACTCAAGTACTGCCAATCTTACCTTCTTATTATCTTTTCCAATAACAACTATAATCGCAGGATCATTGTTATTTTTTATTGCATCGGTAACTGCTTTGGCCCAGACATCCTGATTGAGAGTAAAAGATTTTGATACCTCCTTAAAATCTATAGTAAAATTATTCCAGGTTGCGTCACCCTTTTTAATTCCTCTACCAGAATTTTTATGTTGCTTGGCACCTATTCTTTTGCTTTCACTTTTTTCACTCATATTTTTTTACCTTTTTATATCCAACTTTAAATAATTGAACTTCTGATAAGTGTTTATCTGAGCACATCCAGGTTGCCATGCCTGTTGCAGGATAAAGTCTAATTGTTCTTACTTCTTTTTTACAAATCTTACAGGGAAACTTTCCTTCGTAGATAGTATACTTATCCACTAATATTATTCTTAATCATATCTTGTAGATCAAGATCCTCTCTTACTTTATTTATAAAACCTTCTCTTCCCTGAACCTTTGTACCATCAGGAAGCAAATACCATGCTCCTGTGCGCTCTACTATACCCATTAATTCAGCAGTATCAACAAGGTCAGCAATACTATCAATACCCAAATCATTGCCCCTGAAATAAAAATCATATTCGCCAGATTGAAACGCTGCTGAGGTTTTTGAAAACTGAAGATCCCAACGAATCTTTCTACCAATTTTTTCCTCAATTGCTTTATCTCCAATATATATTTTCCCCTTAATTGCCTGATTCTCTGACTCTGAAGAAAATAGTTTAACTACGGTAGATGAATAAAACTTTGTAGCCTGACCCCCAGTTGGCTGTTGGCTTGTGTACATTGCATTAATATTATTTCTTGACTGACTAATTAAAAGTAACAGTGTTGGCTTAACTTTATTATTTGCATAGTTAAGCATTTTCCATGCGTTGCTAAAATCACGAGACTCTGCGCCAATCTGTTTTGTATTTTCTAATTGTTTTAATTCTGTAGAATCTTTTTCAAAATAAATTGCTGGCAGCAAAGAAGTAATTGAATCTACAACAATAATATCTACTCCAGCCTCCATTAAACTTACTCCAACATCAACCATCTCATTAATAGTTCTGGCCTGAGAAACAATTAATTTAGATGTATCGACACCTAATTTTTCAGCCCAGTCTTTGTCGTATGACATTTCTGCATCAATCCATGCACATACTTTTCCTTCTGCTTGTGCAAGGGCAATTGTCTGTAAGCATAATGATGATTTTGCACTCGACTTACTTCCCCATATTAATACCTGCCTACCATAAGGAAGCCCTCCATTTAGTGCACGATTAAGTCCATAACTTGGAGTTGCTGCATATTCGGTTTTCGGCACCTCATCTCCAACTAAAATACTTTTACGTAGTTTAGGATTTAATTGTGCTAATACATCTTCAAGGCTAACCGACATTTACATCCTCCAATATTACTGTACCGTCTTTAGTTTTACCTAATTCAAACTTATATGCATGGCCTTCTTCAATCTTCATATATGCCTTAGCAAAGGCAGTAGGAAATACTGTTACTGGATGAAGTTCTCTAGATGTATCTGCTAGAGTCAGCGATGCCATTTTCTTTCCTGCTTTCGTTATTCTAGGTTTAAATGATACCACAAATAACTCATCATCTTTGTATGGAAGCATTCTGTAGTTTAGAAATTTAATTAATGCAGCATCTGAGTTTTTTATTTCGTCCACAGGAATAGCACTAACAATTCTATTATCAGAACAGAGTGCAATATAACTTCGTCCAGCCTCAATTGTAGTTTGCTCTTCATCAAACACACCTATACTTCCTGTTTTATCTAATATTTCAACACGAGACCAACCTTTACCACGCTTGATACCTTTAACCATTCCCATAAGAATAAATGATCCTTTTTCTTCAAAGTCTTCTACAGGATTAATAAAGGCATGATAGTGTGACGGAACTGTTTGTGTAAATTCTGGTAAACCCAAATACTCATAAAGATTTTCACGGATCTCATTATCATTTCTAGGATTATCTGGGAATGTAGCAGCACCAATAATTCTTAATGCTTCTAGTGCTCTACTATTTACTCCATTCCCTTTCGTAAACGTAAAATCTCTAAGTTCTTCAAAAGATTTAAAAGGTCGTGCCGATATATATCGTTCTGCAATCTTATCAGAGATAAACTTGATCCCCGAGAGTCCAAACCGAATACCCTTACCCTCAATCTTAAAATCGATATCCGAATCATTAATGTGAGGCAACTTAATGCTAATGCCCATTCTCTTCGCTTCAATAAGATATTCAGTTCGTGCATCTTTGTCCCTTTCATTTTTTAATAATGAGTACATAAACTCAATTGGATAATAATATTTTAGCCATGCCGTCCAATACGAGAGCGTAGAGTAAGCAACCGCATGAGACTTGTTGAACGAATAACCCGCATGCGCCTCAAAGTCATGCCATAAATCACGAGCCTGATTAGGACTAACAAACTTACTAGCACCATCAACGAACCTATCACGAAAAGCATCAAATTCTCTAGCATCTTTCTTTTTACCAATGATCTTACGAACCTTGTCCGCTTCAGACCAAGACATCCCTCCAAGTTCAACGCAGGCCTGCATGACCTGCTCTTGGTATAGGATACACCCATATGTTTCTTGTGTGAATGGTTTCATGGTTTGATGCAGATAATTTACTGCCTGTCTACCGTGCTTGCGTTCAATATAGTCCTTGCCAATAGTATTCATTGCACCTGGACGAACCAAGGCATTGGAAGCAGCAAGTTCTGCTAAATTCTTTACACCCATCTTAACAAGTAGGTTGGTATAAGGTGTGGCTTCACATTGGAACACACCCTTTGTATACCCCTCAGAAAGCATCTGATAAACCTTGGAATCATCCATATCAAGACTTAAAAGATCTATCTCAGTGCCCTCTCGCTCCTTGATAATATTTAATGTATCGTTAATAACGCTTAAGGTTTTAAGACCAAGTGCGTCGATTTTGATGAGTCCGATTTTCTCAGCCTCTTCCATATCAACTGCCACAACAGGAATACGCTCATCGGAGCCAGGAGAATTACGTGTCTCCATCGGTGCGTACCTAAAAATAGGATTTTTACTAGTGACAACACCAGCAGCGTGTATGCCAGTACCTCTAATACGACCACGAAGTTGTTCTCCATATTGCTCCACCTCTGGATATTTTTCTCTAAACCATGCCGTTGTTTTTGAAGTGCAATACTCATCCCAAGTATCTACTAACTTCAAAACTTTGTTTACGTCTGCCAACGGAATATTTAATGCACGAGCAACATCTCGTACAACACCTTTGTCTTTAAATTCTAAAAATGTAGCGATAGATGCAACATGCTTATACTGCCTAACAAGATAATCCTTAACCTCATCACGACGAGAATCTTGAATATCTGTATCAATATCTGGGAAGTCATTACGCTCTGGATTAATAAAACGGAAGAATAAAAGACCATGCTTGATAGGATCTATGTCTGTAATTCCTAGAGCATAGCAAAGCAAAGAACCAGCGGATGATCCACGACCTGGGCCTACCATAATTCCCTCTTTCTTAGCCCATGAAATCATACTCTGGACTACAAGAAAGTACGGACCAAACTTTTTATCTTTAATAACTTTAAGTTCTTCATCGAGTCTATCTAAATATTCTTTATTTTTATCTAAACCTTTTTCTGACAAACCCTCTATTGCAAGATCTTCTAATTGTTTGTCGGGATTTTTATATTGAACTGGAAGAAGATTTAGCCCATCCTTAACATCATAGTCTTCTACTTTATTGGCAAGTTCAATTGTATTTTCATAAATATCTGTTCTAAAAATAGCCTGCTTTTCCATAGCAGCCTGAATCTCTTCATACGACAGAAGATGAATATCAAATTTATTAAATGACATTTGTCTATCTGCGCCATATAGGTAATCAAGACGCTTCATCAAGTCCCCTTGCTTTTTGGACTTTTCATATGTGGCATCCTTCTGAATCTTATTTGAATAAGTATTGAGAATAAGTTTTAATTCTTGAATTTCTTTTTGTGATGGATCAACATGATGGCAGTCTGGAGTTACGATTGGTTTAATCTTAAACTCATCTGCTAACTGCAATATTGTTTGATTAATGCCTTCATCATTATGTGGCATTACTTCAAGATAATAATCATCGCCAAATTCTTCTTTAAACCACTTTATATATTTCTTTGCCATGCCAAGTTCACCTAGTTCAATTGACTTAGCAATAATTCCGCTTGGACATGCAGAAGATACAATAATGCCTTCTTTATATTTAGAAAGAACCTCAAAATCTATTCTAGGCTTTTTATAATATCCTTCTGTCCAAGCAATTTCATTTAACTTATTTAAATTTTCTAAGCCTACCTTATTCTTGGCTAGAAGAATTATATGATTGTATACCATGTCTAATGGTGTAGTGCGATCTTCTTTGTCTCTTCTATCAAAACGATCCTCACACATATAACCTTCTATGCCAAGAATAGGCTTAATACCACTTGCTTTAGCAACACGATACATTTCTCTATGGCCAGAAAGGGAGCCATGGTCTGTGATTGATATTGCTGGCATACCCAATTTTGATGCACGATCTACATATTCAGAAGGCAACCCAATACCATCGAATAATGAAAAATGAGTATGTAAGTGTAGCGGTACGTAATTCATCTATTACCAGTCGATATTAGTCGCTGATGTAGATGATGGGGAGTCAAACCCAAGATAGAATGCTTCTTGCTCCGCATATGGAACACGACGCAATGCTTTTTCTAATGGGTATGGCTCAATGCCTTCCCAGTTAAACGGTTCCTTATCTGGAGCCGAAGGAATCAAAGTATAGGATGTCTCAGTACCCTGACCATTGCGCTTTAACTTCCAAGTAATATTTGAGATACTTCCTGTTTCAAGAGCATACTCACGAATGGTGTTAAACGAGGACTGCTTGCTTACGCCCATGGACCAGATAGCGACATAAGGCTTATCTTCAATGCCGTCGTCTACAAGTACATTGCAATAAAAACGTAGACGGCCACGCCATCCACTATTTCCCTTTGGATCCTTGCGATACATCTCTTCAGCCCAGTCACGACCTTCGGTATCCATAGTGTCTACAGCCTTACGCTTGTAATCTTTTGGATTTGTATGTTCCTTAACGACAAGTGCAAGACCACGCTTATCGCTATAATTTGCAGAGTCCTCATCCAATTCTTCAATAAATCGGATCTTGACTGCTTGTCCGTCAGCCAACTTTAGCCAACGAACCTTTGGACCGCTTTCATCTGTTTTCTTATCGAGCAGGGCATTGATATTTTTTAGTCCCTTAATAACGCTCATAGTTTTCTCCTTTGTTAGTGTTATTCAAGTATATCCTATATGTATTTTTTTGTCAAGTGTAAAGTTATAACACAATACCAAAATGTTTTAGTATTGCAGTTGTTGCTAGTATACACCAAAGTATGTTAAACCAAATAATGGTAGGTAAAGTTTTTACTGTTGAAGACCAGATTAGTGCTAGGCTTGAAACTAAAGCAAAAATAAATAACCACCAAAATTGTTTTCCAAAAAGAAGGCCTGGAAATATAATAGCAATTTTTGTCATAAAAGCAAAAAACTCTACAGTATTTGGTTTATCCCAATAAGACTTATTAAACATAGTTTTAATGGCAATCCACCACTGCATATGTCTTTTATTTTTTAAATTCATGACAAAACTCCTAATATTGATGACTCAAAGTTAACATCTAATTTAATTATATCAGAATCTTCCATATCTCCAATATCTTTGTATTTAGTATCAAGTTTTATCACTGACACTTTATGAGCCAAGGACTCTACCATTCTAGATGCCATTTTTGTCCCAGCCTCGTCGTTGTCTGCTATTAGAAATATGTCGCTGAAATATTTTCCTAATAATTCTATTTGCCTTGAAGATATATTTGCGCCAAGTGTAGCAACTGCTGGCATTCCTACTTGATCTAGTCTAATTGCATCAAAAGAAGACTCTACAACATAAACTTTAGATGCTGTTTTAATATTATTTAAATTAAAAAGCAATTTTGATTTGGGTAATTTGGGAGTATTCTTAAAATCTTTTCCTTCAACTGACCTTGCTACAAAGCCTACGCATAAGTTTTCATGATTAAAAACAGGTATAGATATCATGTCTTGATTTTCTGAATAGCCAAGTTTAAACTTTATAACAGAATCTTTAGTAATTTTTCTTTTAACAAAATAGTCTTTTGCTCTTTCAGATGCAAGCGCCTGATCATGTAATCTTTGAACTATAGAAATATCAAACTCTGACCATTCTTCTTTTTGTATTAGTTTAGAATTTACATCAGATAGAATGTCCGTCTCAACTTCTTTACTTTTGATAAATCTAACAGATTCAAAATATGTTCTATTTGAAAAATGCATAACTAATTCTATTAAGTCTGCAGTCTTTCCACAAGAAAAACAAAAGAATAATCCAGTATATTTATTTATTTCTCCAGCAGGGGTTCTGTGATTAGAATGAAATGGACAAAATACAATGTACTCAGATTCTGCTTCTTTTTCTACAGTTACGCCAGATCCTGAGAGTACTCTTTTAACTTGGCTGGCTGTGTATAGATTGGTCTGGTTCCGTCTACCCCTAGTATCCATTCTGCCTTTTTTCTCCCTATATATATACCGTATACGCTTAATGCAAATTCAAAATAATTTTTTTGTTCATTATATGATAGTGTAAATTCTGGGTTAATGTCAAATCTTGGAACATATCCAGATAGGCGCATTTCTGATACCAATAATCTGATATATTCTTGCTGCAGTCTATATATGGCTGAGTCATCGACTATAATTCCGTCTAGCCCAAATCGCTTTATCGCCTTGTGTGGAAATGTTTCCATAGAGCATATTATACTGACTTATCTTCATAATCCTTATACCTATAATATCCCTTGTCAAAATCAGCCTGTACTAAGAATTCTCCCATAAAACCGTTACGATTCTTACGAAATACACATTCAATAATGTCGCTATTTGTGCCTCGCCCTAAAGCCAATACCCAGTCAGCATCATATGCTATCTGTCTTGACCATGCTGTTTGACCGAGGGTCGGAACAGTTTCAAGTTTAGTTACGTCATCTGGGGTAGCAGAAGAAATAGCAATAATAGGAACCTCTTCTGCAATAGCCATTAGTTTAAGTTCACGAGAAAGATTTTTCATACGAACAGTCTCATTATCTGATTTTTGGTTTGGAGACATTAATTGCAAGTAATCAACAATAACAAAGTCTGGCTTATATTGATCTATCTTTCCACGAAGCACCATTGGATTAATATCTCCGCCAGTGTCATTTGATATGATATGGAATTCTGGTTTACCAGTTACATGCTTTGTATGCCATGACTTTAGCATATCCATCTCAACCTGACCAGCACTTAACTTTCTATGAGACCATACGCCTTCTCCCATAATTGCAAATACACGATTACGGACTTCAACCTCAGACATCTCAAGACTTATAATCATTGGGCTACGACCCTGTTTCCAAGCCTGTACAGCGAAATAGAGCGACAACCAGGACTTTCCTATGCCTGGGTATGCAAGAAAGACTCCTAACTGCCCTGGCATGATTCCAGAAGGCAAGTAGTTATCAAAACCTGGAAGTCCAGTTTTTATTCCAATTGCCCCTGTTTCTTGTTGCTTCTTAAGATTTTCAAAGTAAGCAACAGCAGAATCTAAATCTGTAACATCAATATCACGAATGGCTGCTGTATTTTTTCTAAGTTCTGCTGTTTTTGTAATAAGAGATTCTAGGGCATCTAATCCTTGCCCACCTTGCACATCTGTAGCAGCAGATCTAATAATGTCCTTAAGACTATTTGTTAAATATTCGGCTTGAAGTTCTTCAAGGTGATGCTTAGTAGAACCAACGCCATCTATTGGTTCAAAATCTCTAAACTTTTCTACAACTAATTCTTTTGGTGGAACTGTAGAATTAGTTTCATAATACTTTCTAATAAATTGCCATACATCTACATGGGTAGTTAGAATATTTTCTATGTTAGCCTGAAGTAAGACATGAGCCTGTTTATCTTTTAAGACTGCTGAGATTAATTTTGACTCTGTATTATTCACTCAGCCACTCCTTAGCCTTTTCTCTGCGCTCTTCTCGTTCCAGTAAATCTTTTGCATGTTGTTGTTTTGCTTCCAGTATATCATGTGCTACATATGCAAAATGATTCCATGTAGGGTTTTGCGTTACATCAAAATAATATTCAAGAAGTTCGTAACAAAGATCCATGCCATATGATTCTATAAGGGCATCAGCAGACCATTGCTCTATCCACTTGTTGTATTGTGGCTTCTGTCCTAGTTTAAAGTTATAGTGTTTATCAAACCTACTTAGCAGAGCCAGCCGCTTCTGTTTGTCTGTCACACTAATTGCTTTCTTCTAGTTCAACCTTTGCCTCTGATATTTTTGCTGCCAACTTGTCTTCAACAAACTTATATACACGCTCAAAAGCCTGATCTGTATTTTCTGCATCACGCTTTGAATCTGTTACACCAAGATCAATTCTTAGTGATTGAAAATTTCCAAGATTTAATGTGTATCCAAGTGTTACTGATACCTTAGTATCTTCCATTTCATACCCTTCTATTATATTGACTCTGACCAAATAGGTACAAACCTACCGTCTTCTGTTCTCGTATATGTAAGTATACCATCGCCCATTCTTCTTGTCAATTCAGCCTTGCTGGGCGTAATGTCATTTGTTATTAAATTATCTTTACGTGGTCTACCTATGTGATAAGTTGCTAGTATATCACGAATCTCTTTAACTTGCGATTCTGAATAGTAGGATCTTATTTGCCAACCTCTTGCGCCACCCTTTTGTGATCCTGTTGGGAATGGAATGATTCCACGTTTCATTAAAGAGGGCATATATTTTTTATGTCGATTAACCAAGTCTGCCGTTTCTCCAACAGTATAAGCCCTTTCTCTTTTATTTTTAAAATCTCCAATTAAACAACTTTCTATTCTGTCTTTTGTGATATTGTAAACAGACATTATTCCATTAGATCTATTTAAATGATAGATTCTTACTAAATCTTTATTAAGGAACCAAACCTTCTTATTGCCTGGAATTATAGGGGCGAGATTGTACTCTTCGCTCGTTCTGTTTCCTTTTTTAGCAGCCATCTACCTTCCTCCGAATCAGATGGCGGGTGAAAAAATTTTCTTGATCCACACACCAAACAATATATTTCTAAATGAGAAACTGAGTTGTACACTCTGTCTATTAACATTTTGCGAAAACATTTTTTGCATTTAATCATTAATTAGGTATGCCAACGATAATTAAATTAACGCCGATTGAAACGTCTCCAGTAGAATTAAAATTAACTATGCCATCTATCTTAGATGTTGTAATAGATTTTATTACAACAGATACATTTTTGCCTGCTTCTGTTCCGCCAATATTTACTGGAGTCGCTGTTGCAATGGGAGCAAACTTAAAGTCCGCTGGAAAGTTATATGTAAATGGTTGCTGACTACCAATACTTTGATTTGAACTTTTTACAACATCAGCATATCCTGCAATTATTCTTGTTTCAGAAGCCTTTGCATTTTGCTGAACGCCATTAGGAACATCCACAGTAACATATTTATATATTGCAGGTGATACCTGTAGAGATAACTCATTTATTGCATTTGCTAATTGATATATATATGAAACGTCTAGCGGTTGACCTAGTTCTGGTAGTGGTATTTTTGCCATTATTCCTCCTGTCTAATTATATCAGACTGCCCTCATTTTCAAAGAATTCTGAGTCTGCAAATCTTTCCAATGGTATTGTTTTTGGCTGCACAGCAATATGAACATAAGTTTTGTTTGAGTCATATACAATTGAATAATTTGTTTGTGATGTTTTTGCATAATATTTCCATCCAGAATTATTCCATTTTACATAAATAAAATACTCATCTATATTGCTTTGTGGCTCCCACGCTATATTTATTACTTTATTTTCAGTATCTATAATCATACTATTTAATATTTCGCTTGGAGTATCTTCCGCTAATATTTTATAAACAGGTGACCAGTGGGACGTTCTATTTTTGTCTTCGGATATAAATCTATACCGCAAAACATACTGCCTATTTTCTCCAAAAAATCCAGGTAATTTTGATTTTGGAATAATTATTTTTTTTATTCCTTGATCTGGAGTTGACATTATTGCACATCCATTGCAAATCTAAACTCTATATAGTTTGTAGTATTGGCAGCCTTAATGACAGTTTCTGCATTTACATTTTTTAGTACTGTATAACCTGTTAATCCATATACTGGATTTGTTGTTGAAACATTTTCAAATCTGACTGCATCTAAACCAACATAAAAATCATCAGATGGTATATTGTTTTTAATAACAGTTGTATATATTTTTACTATACTAACATTGTTCCATGTGAAACCAGTACTTTTGTACAGTTCTTGTAATTGTTTTGTAATTACATAATATCTATTAGTTGAAAATGAATAGTCATTTGCAGGCATAACTACCTCAAACCTGGCCCATTCTCCTGTCCCTGGGGAATCACTTTCTGCAAACTCTAAAAGAATCCTGACTTGATCTGGAAGAATTGAAGGATCTGGATCTTTACTTATAACACTGAATGCCAATTTAATTTCATCTGTAGGTGCATTTTTATTAAAATCTAATGCGGTTCCAAGTAAGTGAATATGATTTGATCCAATCGCTGGAACTAAATGATTTGATTGTATCTGTAAATTTGCAGAGTCTCCTCTCATCATTACAATATTATTAAAAAATCTAGCACGTTCATATCTAGAAGTTCTATCTGGGTTGGTAAACAATCTGTTATCAGAGTTTGTTTGAAATGCTTCATATGTTTGATTTATTAAACCATCTTCGGCAACGCCATCAAGCGGTTCATAAACTATTGGCAATTCGCTTGAAGATGTTTGATTATGATATTCCCAATTTTCATTAACAGTAAAAGCAAGAAGCGTTCTACTGTCGTATGCCCCCGCTGATGGGTTAGCCCCTGCTGAAAATATTCCTACTTCAGAAATCTCATATCTTTCGTCTGTAGGAAGTTCTGCCGTTAATACGATTTTATTTATTCCATCTTCATTGACATATCCTCTTGAAGTTATTGGAACTCTAAACATTTCAAAATCTAATGCCTTTTTATCTGAGTAATCGCCGAATGACTGGTTAGTTGCTAATGGCTTTGCCCCACAGCCAATTGCCACATAAGAGGCATAGGCTGGTGCCTGGCCTATTAGATATTTTGCTAAAATGCTTTTGCCTGTATTTGTTATCATGGTATCACTCCGTATATTGTATCATCTAGAACAGCCCCATCTGAAATTATAGAAACTTCAACTTGTTCGTCTCGAGCCAAATTAATAACATTTATTACTAAGTCCCCTGTATCTGAGTCTATGTAGACAATAGCGCAGTCTGGTCCTGTTCCACATTCTGGAATTTTGCTATTAAAATTAATTGGAAACTTTTTAAAATAATTAGAATCTATATCTTGTAATGACAAAATATTTTGAGGGTTATACTGAAAATATACATTACTTAAGTTTTTAATCGGTTGATATAAAACATTTTGCCCATTAACTAAGTCTGATCTTACTATATTGATTAACTCTTGTCCACCAATATTCTCAAATATTAAATCTGTCATTATTTCTATAGGGACTGCGTCATCATTAAATAATATAATATCTGGTGTCGCTGGCTTTACATCTGGATTGTTTTGTTGAACTAAGTCAATAACATCTGGGCTATCTGGTGTTGCGTTTAATCCAGAAATAGAATCTAGATATGAGTTCAGCGCTTCTTCGCTTGGGATTAATGTTCCTGGCTTCCATCTCATATTGACGTCTGGAGTGGCTGGATAATCATCATAAACTATTTTTCCGCTGGAATCAAAATATACCATTTTTATACCTCACTCATATACAGGGTCATAGAGGGACCTGCAGAATCTTTTTGATAATCTATATTATACACAACAAATCTGCTTTCACTAGAAGCAACCGCATCCTTATTTTCTGAGTCTTTATATTGAATATTTACAATATCTCCAAGTTGAATTATTGGAGTGCTAAATATTTTAACTCCTACATTCTTTCTTGGTTTCATAATCTTATTTATAATCCAAGACATCAGGTCTCTTGCGTCATCTTCAGATTGTACATAAGATGGACTTAGAGAAAATTCTTTTTTGCCATACGTGAGCCTACTTGTTTTTATTTTGTCATAATCTTGTTGTGCTCTAAATGGTGAAACAATTAAATTATCTTTTCCTATAACTGGATCAGCAAAGTTACTATTCTTAATAAAATAACTATCAACGCTTAATTCATTTTGAGATTGCTGAGTAAAAGTTATTCCCTGAATTCTTAAGTAGTTACCGCTTGTTTCATCTAAATTTAATGCAGTATCAGTAGAATTAAATATCAAAAATTCTGCACCATAGGATCCTGCTCTAAAGCCAGAAACCGTGTATCCTTTAATTCTGTTAAACGTTGGAGATAGTTGGGCATATAATGCTGGATATGCCTTATCATATTTTATCTTTAAATATGCTGCCTCTCTCATAATTGTTCCAAACTCATCAAAATATAAATTAAATTTAGGTGGCTCTCCAACACTTATGCCAGATAAATATGTAGACTGAACTATACCAGACATTGCATATTTTCTAAATGATTCATTTGCATTAATTTCATTATCATCAAATGCTGCACTAACTGGTGTGTCCAATGCAAACACAGTGTTCTGGCTATAGTTATTAGTTAATGCATAAATATTTTCAAACATACATTTTGATCCGCCACGCACAAAAAGCGCAATATTATTATATATTGGCAAAGGAGAAGAGTCGTCAACTATCTTAATTAATTTATTGTTTATATATAAATAGAATCTTCTAATAGATCCTATATCTTGATATTCAACAGCAAGATCATATACTGTTGGATTTTCTTCTCCTATAATTCTGCTTTGACCAGTGAATTTACCATCATCTACAACTATATTTCCAAACCCGCCCCATAGTTTTATTGGTATTGCATTTGATTCTGAATCTGAATAAACTTTATAAAATAATATATTGTGAAGGCTATCTGATTCTGATGAATATTCACTTACATTTTTTTCGGTTAAAGAAACTATTTCAAAATAATATCCTACATTTGTTGCTGGATTAATCATTACTGCAATACCACCAGAACCTCCAGAAATATTAAGTCTTTGACTAGGCTGGCTTCCTGGCAAAACATAATAAGGAGTTGCGTTTATTGGGGTCTGGCCTACAGTTTCGCTGGCTTCAATTTTTCCAACTATTCTCATTCTAGTTCCGAAATGTTTATATTTATTATCTAGAGCCTTATACTGATATGATAAAAAGTTAATTGGAGTTTCTGTTGTGCCAAATGATGGGCCGTTCATAACCAAAGCAGAAGATTGAACTGATCCTGCCTGTGTTGACTTTATTGTATTGTTTTGTGTTTCTTTAGTATAAGACGATGACATAAAATTTTTAATAATTCCAGTTCTTACATTTTGTAACGCTCTAGAATTATTTGCTCCAGCCACGTTTGTACTTAACGATAATTCTGAAATTGATTCATTAGTTAATATATCTCCATCTACCAAACCAAACAAGTGTTTGCTTTTCATATTAAATCCACGAACATATGCGTTATTTGACCAATAGGGGTCTAGTCCTGCTTTATGATTAACTATAGGGGTTCCAAACTGTCCTCTGCCATGTCTAGATACCTCGCCATTTTTCATTACTGTTATTCCGTTTATTTCTTCATACTTTGGCTCTGCATATATTCTAACTAGCCCCGTAGGATATATTTTTCCATTAAACGTTAGTTTTGACATATAGTCCTGATATTCTTGATTACTGCTAATCCATACGTTTCCTATTGCGCCAACTGTTTGAGTAGTAAATGTTGGCTTTCCATTACCGTTGTCTAAAACTATATTTTTTTGAGCACCTGGAATACTATATTGAATTGCATCAAATCTAATTATTTCTCCATTAGCATAAAAATATCCATTATGCTTTCCAAGCCAATAAACTGCTTCTCCTAAATCAATAATATTATTAACAAGAATATTATTTGAAACATATGGAACAATTGATGATAAGTCAGAGTTTAATGGTATAGCAGAAAGACTATATGAAGACTGACTAGAAACTTCTCCATTAATAGATCTTAAAGTTTGATCTCCAGTAACTTCCCATAACAGGGCTGGCTTGTATATCCAATTTTTTGAAACAACTTCGTTGTCAACCATGCTGGCTTGCTTGATGGTTCCGTAAGAACGTTGAATGTATCTGCTGTTATAATTAATTTTGCCGTCATTAAATACATTTTTATCAGAAGAAACTATATCTACTATGTTTGTTATTTTAGAGTTTTTATTTTTGTTTTCTATAACTCCAGTATCCTCAAAATCATTTGATCCGTAAAGAGTATAGTCTATACCTCTGTCTGTTTCTAATGGTAACATGTATTGCTTACTCATCATAACAAAATTATTATATTCATCAAAAAACATTGCAGTCTGTGTTGATATTGCTAAATCTGACAAAACTTCTGCCACACTTTTATCTGGAGCAATATAAAAAAATGGGATTACTAATTCTTTTTCTCCAGAAACTCTTTTAAAGGTGTAGTTAGAAAATCCAACAGAATCTAACAAAAGAGATACTGCATAACTTAATGATACATTGGTAACTAACATTTCTGGAGCAGTTATAGATTCAAGATAAAAATATAAATCTCTAAGTTCTAAATTTACCTTTCTGTCGTTTGGATTGTATTTTGGGAAACCGTCACAATATAAAGTCTTTATTGGTACCAGATAATCATAGCCATTTACATCAACAACTATATCGTAAAATTTAATTTGAATATTATTAGAAAGATATTTATAAATAATGCTGTCTGTGTTGTTTTCATTAAATGCTGCATCATAGTCAAAAAGTGTAAGGCTTCCAACAGAAGCAAGCAACTGTCCTACTGGCAAACCACTTGTACCTAAATCAGAAGCAGTCTTTTTTACAGAAAAGTTTGTAGTTTTGTCTGATATATCTGCTACCAATCTTGGCGACATTTCAATTAAATCAAAAGATGAATCTACCTTATTCATCGTATCTACAACTATTCTAATACCATTAATATATTCAAATTCACGATAAATATTTTTTCCATCTATTGATGAAGAAAATGATACTGGATTAGTTAAATCTGTTACAAAGTTAGTAAGCCTATTTACAGTTTCTTCTTCTAGATACCAGCCATATTCTGGAACAAATGTTTCCCAATTATTTTCAAACCAAATATGATATGTCCCAATATCTGAATCATTCAATTTAATTAAATATGCATAGCCATTAATAGATTTTTCAGGCAAAAATGATTCACTATTATATTCTTCAGCACGTATAAAAACATCCTTATATTTTTGTGGAACTTTAAGGCCGTATGCCAATTCTACATATCCATCTTCTTTAATAATTCTTGTTCCATCTGATCTTATGCTTGTAGAGTCAAAATTAATAGCATCTACCCAACTATTGTTTTTTAAATATTGAATCTTCCATCTTACTGGGGTTGTTTGATTTGATGGGCCATAAAGTGGGTCTGGAAACGATCCTGCAGAACTTGAAAATGGTCCTAAGTCTATACCTCCAACATTAGTCTGCATTTTTATTACAATTCTATTTGCAGGCACTTGATTTTGATAAACTACAAATGGAGCAACGTCATCAATAAAATGCTGACCACTAACAAGTTTATTTGCTATACCTCTTGCTATTCCTGATTCTGTTCTATAAGATGTCCAATATTTAAATTTATCATTTTTATCAGCCATGTAGTATCTTGGTCGATTAAACATATTTGGATTAGAATGATGTAATTTTTTTCCAGGAGAATATGATGCTTTGTTAATTCCAGATCTGGGTCGAAACTTTTTAAAACAATCTTCTAATGAATAAATCATTGAATTTTTTTTATTTTGTGCAAGCAAAAACCAAGGCTGTTCATTATCTACTGGATCTATTCCGCCATCTATCTTAATATCTGCGTCAGTTGCCCCAGTATAAAAATTTCCACTATCATTTGCATCAAATGTATTTGGTATTAATTTATATTTATTAGAAATATTTTCTGTTGGTCTATATCTATAATTGCCTATTCTAAAAATATTATCAGCAATATTCATATTCCATTCAGCAATGACAGCAGATTGCGTTTTGATTGTGCTAGATGATTCTAAGTGGGCTTTTAATTCTGTATTCTGAAACATTATACCTCTTCCAGGCTAATATTAATATTCCAAAAATCAAAATTACTACCGCCTCTTTTAACTACACTATAACTAAAATCTGTAAAATACATTTGTAATAATTGATTATATTGTGGTAAGTGTGCATATGCATCTGAGTTTTTCCCAAAATTTGAGTATTTGTCATACGCAAGATATACCCAGAATGGCCCCTTATGTGTTTCATACCAGTCTAATAACTCTACCCCTCCAGCACCTCCGTCAGTCGTATATTCTAAATTATTAGATCCAGCGTGTGGAGATATTCCAGTTGTTGCATTAAATTCTGGAACAGTAAAATATGATCTAGATGGAAGCATTTGCCACGAAGTAGTTATTTGAAGTTTGTCTGCTATATGATAAGATCGCATTCTTCCATTAATCATTCTTTCTCTTTTTTCAATTCTAATAGGCTTAAAGTCAATATCTTGCCTATTATCATCAGACAATATTAAAAATTGATTATATAAAGATGTATTTGTTTCTGATCCTGGGTCTTGTCCAACCTCAAGCCCATTTGGAATATATAAACCATTAACTAATGTGCCAGAATTATTAGACCATAACATGGCCTGTGGGCGTTGATACTTACGCCTTCCTGTAATATAACTAGCACTTGACATTATATCCTATTACTCCTTAACCTCTTTGAATCTACCTGCTTAATTTGTGTCATGACTGCTCTTGCAATTTCTTCTGGATTAGCATCAGATCTTACATTTACTGCCACGCTATAATTATACACTGAGGCATCTGAGTATGTTCCGTTATTGATTGCTTTCATTTTATCAAGGCCAAAACTATCTACTGCATATCTGCTCATCACAAATTCTCCAGGGGTTAGCATTGATGGAATTACATCTGTTCCAATTACTGGGCCACCTACAGCAAATCTCTTAATTAGTCCGCCAGATGCTTTACCTGAAGGCCAATTAGCAAACTGAGAGGCTGCTATTGCATTTCCACCAAATTTCTTTAAATCTGCTGCTGCCTTTGCCTTTGCTGCTGCATCTGCCTTTGCTTTTTCTGCATTTGCTTTAGTAGACGATGCTATAACCTTATTTGCTGCATTAATAACCTTAGCATCTGCTGCTGCCAAAGAATGTCCAAAATCGCTAGGCGTTGCGCCCTTACTTAAACTTTGTGTAACTTTTTTATTGTAATCATTTTTTGCATCAACTAAATTAATTGCATTAATGACCTTTTGATCTGCTGCTGCTAAAGCATGGCCCCAATCACTAGGACTTGTTCCAGGCGTTAAAGATTTTGCAACTAACTTATCATATTCAGATTTTGCTTCATTTAAATATGGAGTAAATCCATTTACATCTCTACCAGTATAATCTTTTTTATTTCCATCATTTGCTTTGCCATCGCCATTGTTTGTTTTATCTTTTCCGTTGTCTGTAATCGGACTAGTTGGCAAGTCATCACTAGTATCTTCATCTTTTTTCCTAATCGCCGAAGGATCCCAATTATCTGGTATTCCGTCTGGTGTACCATTATTTCCGCCAGTACTGCCACCAGTGCTTCCACCCTCATAAATAGTAATAATTCTATGAGTTGTTATAAATTCTCTTTCTAGACTTTTCCAATACTTTACTATATCTTCAACAATATCAAGTGCTGCTTTCATTGCATTAGTATATTCATCACTTGCTGTTTTTGCAAGATCAATTCTATTTTTTTGCTCTTCCCACTCAAGTCTAGTTTTACCAAGTACAGTAAGAGACTGTATTAACTCTCTCTTCTTTGCTTCTTCAATTCTTACTCTTTCTTGTGCTGGCTCTAATTCTGCTTCTTCGATTTTAAATATTTTATCTCTTAGTCCCTTAATTTGATCTTCAATTTGTGCACGAGTATACCCAAGAGTATTTCTTACATTTGCTAATTCGTTTTCTTTAGCAGCCTCAAGAGATTTTTGCTGTGCATCAAGAGCATCAGATGCTTGTTGCGTACGAATATCTTGTGCTGCACGAGCAGCAGCAGAAATGTCGCCTTGAGATAATGCGTCAGCAAGAGTTAACTGACCCTTTTGTTGTCTTGATATCTGCTCGTTAAGAGATCTTAAAGAATCTAATGCTTCAAATCTAGCATCATATTTATCATTAATATCTTTTTCTTTATCTTCAATTTCAACTAATTGTGCTTCCCAATCATCAATTTGATATTGCAGTCCAGCAATTTTATCCTGTGCTTTTTCAATAACATCTTGATCGCCCATTGTTGTTTTTTGGAAGTCAATCTCAATCTTTGCTTCCATAGCAGAGAATCTTTCCATGGCCTTATCAAATCCATTTTGAAATACAGACTCTTTAAACTCTATACTATCAAATATTTGTTGTAGTCTTTGCTGAAATGCAGGCCCCCATTGACCATTTTTAGCCATCTCTTTAAGATTTTCATCAGACATAATGGCCATCTGCTCTATGGTTGAAAATCTCTTTGACTCTAAAGTTTTGCGTAAAGCGATTTCTTTTTGTGCGTTTTCAATATCTTGCTGAACTGCCTTTTTAGCATCAGTCTTTTTTTGCTCTGCTTGAACTTTTTTATAAAGATCGATTAATTTCTTTGCACTCTTACTATTTCCTTCAGATGCAATCATTGCAGCAAAAGCAGCATCTGCTATTAATTCGTGTGCCTCTGCAACTCCGACTCCAGCCTCTCTTAAAATATTGTATGCTTTAGCCTGATCCTTTAATTCTTGTTGTTGACGCAATAGCGAAGATTGGAAATCTCCAGCAACAATTGAGTTAAGGGCTTCCTGTATAGTTTTAGCATCTTTTTTGAGTCCTACAATATTTCCCTTATTATCAAACTTAAATAATGAATTTTTTCTTTTTTCATATTCTTTTGGATCCATGCCAACAATTAACTCTATAAAGTTACCTTTGGCTCCTAATTTAGTTAAATCTTGCTCTATACCGCCAAAGAAATCAATTTTCTTTTTGCCACCAAATAAATTGTCTAAAACCTTGCGAGATGCAGACCAACCCTCAGTAACCTTGATTTGATTTTTGCGAACATCCCTTAACTTCTTTACAAGTTCATCTAATGGGGATGAGTCTACTTTTCCTCCTCCAGAAGAAGGACCGCCCTTTGATCCAACAGTTGTATCTGTAGAGACCTGGGTTACCTTTTGTGCAGAAGTTATGTAATAATCAATTGGTTTTTTACCTGGATTTTGTTTTAGCCAGTTTTCTAATTCTTCTTTGTTATTGCCTTCAAGATTTGCAATTGTAGTCAATGTTTGCAAATATACCTTTTGCTGAACTGGATCTAATGAATCAAAATACTCTTGATCTTTTCTTAATGCTTCCATCTCTTCAGTTCCAAGAATAGTTGCAGCAACCTCTAAAGAAATCTTGCCCTTTTGTTCATTTATTTTATCTATAATTCCTTGTAGTTTTTCTGCTGCTTTTGGATTTTCTTGATAATACTTAAGAGCAACATCAATATCTAATACATTAGAAACCTTGGCAATATCTGAAAATAAGTCTAAATGCTTTCTTGCTTCTTCTGGACTTTTTGTTTCTATTTCGGCAATAAACTTTGCTGCAGTCTTTTTATTTTTAAACATAGAAGCAATACCCTGAACTTCGTTGGCAAATGTACCACCAAACTTTCCAATTATATTAATTACCTTGCTTAATGTTTTGCTATCTTTGCCAAACATTTCCATCATATCAATTAATTGCATTGGATCAATATTGCCAGTTGCTAACTGCATTTTTAAGGTATATTGTTGCTCTTGTGACACTCCAGAATCCTCAATCAATGTTTTTGCAAGAGGTGCGACATCCTCTAAAGCAGTACCCTTATACTTCTTTGTTATCGCTTTATCTACACCAGTCATAAGGGCTTCTCTTGTTGCGCCCCTAGACTTCTCAAACTGTGTCTGTATGTCAGTAACTGTTTTACCATTTTCTAAAAGTAAAGCGTTTCTATTTTTAATATATTCGTTGGTTAGTCTTTCTGCCTCAGCCTGATTTCCAGCAGCCCTGGCATTTTCAATTTTCTTTTCATACTCTAAATCTAATGAGTCTATCATTTCTTGTTGCTGTTCAAGTGCAACCTTGTTCATTGCAACAGATGCTCCAGAGGCTTCACCAATCTTACGTTGTCTTTCTTTTCCACCAATAATGCCACCAGCAACTCCGCCAATAATTCCACCAGCAATTGCTCCTAAAGCAGTTCCAATAATTGGCACTGCAGAACCTACAACTGCACCTGCCAGAGCGCCTGCTGCTGCTCCACCAAGTGCTCCACCACCAATCTGCCTTACTCCAGTTGCGTTAATACCTCCTGCACTACGTGCTTTTTCTGCAGCGAGTCCTGCTCTTGCACGAGTTTCTTCAATCATTTTAACTCTTATTGTTAGTGGATCTTTTATTAAGTTCTCTCCATTAGGTCCAAGTAGTTCTATTAATTTTGCATTTACCTGAATTCCAAAACCATAATCTCCAAGTTCTCTTCCTATATTTCCAGCAATAGATCTAGCCTGTGCTGGAGTTAATGAACCAGATATAACTCCTGTTACTAGTTGATTAGTTAGGTCTGCCTGAGCCTGCTTTTTTCCTACCGCTTTAATATTTTGACCAACTGCAGAAAGTGTAGCCTTGCCAGTTTCTGATTGAACAAAACTTTCTCCAAATGTTGTTTTTCCTGGCTTAATGTCAAACGGAGAAAGCCCTTCTGATCTTCTTCTTCTCATTACTTCACCAGCACTTACAGTTCCCGCAAACTTACTCAACTCCATTATTGATTGTGAACTTGAGGCTGTAGACTCCACTAATTTCATCATTGAGTCTTGTGCTTTATCAAAAGCCATTCTTGTTGAAATTATCGCATAGGATAGTACGCCAAGTGCTGCAACAACACCTGCAATCTTTGCTGGCATCATGGCAAGCATTGACAATACCATTAAAGGCATCATTAGTTGCTGAGAAACTTCTCCAACTTTTCCTGGCGCCATTGAGCCTGCTGCTGCTGCCATAGATAATCCCATTGCTGCTCCACCCATGCCCATTTTTTGTTTTGGCTCGGATCCATCTGCTGGAGTTGGTTTTCTAAATCTACCAAAAAACCCTCCACGTCCACCATTTCTACCGCCACCAGTATTTCCTCCAGCACCTGCTCCTCCTGCTACAAACCCAGTTATTGTAGATTGTTGATATGCTCTCTTTGTTGCAAGTTCCTGTAATCTTGCCTGTCTCTCTAATTGCCTACGTAAAGATTTTTGTGCAGGATCTATTGGCCCAGTTCCATATAGTGCTGCTCTTGATGCTGCAGCCTTTTGTGCTTGAGTTCCTTGTACTGTTGCAGCACCTAACTGCTGACCAGCAGCCCTAGCATCATCTACATATTCTTTAAGACCTATGATGGCTCCAGATGCTATATCTCCGCCGACCTTCTTTGTTACTCTTGATGGTGAGGCAACTTGTGCTCTTTCCATCATTCCCTCTACCATGCTCTTTTCTGCAAAGTCTACTAAACTAAATCCAGTTCTCTTATAGAATGTAAACCTATCTCCACCACGACGAATCTTCATTCCTCCAACATTAACTGCACCCTTACTTCCTCCGCCAGCAACTGTTGAAAGTCCTGCAGCCTTTTGTGCTGCCTGAGATATATTAATTCTTGCTTCTCCTGCTGTTAGTGCAAGTTGTTCAAATGCCTGTACTAACTTATTATTTGCACCCATCTGTCTCTTAGCATGATCATACGCCTGCTTAACATGTACATCTGTAATTTTAGTATTTGAATCAAGGCTTGTCAGATAATCCTTCATATGTGTGTCCAAGATTGCTAAATCTTGAGCAACATCCTGCATCTTCATTCCACCATTACGTAATGATATCTTCCATCTATCCAAGCCTCTCTTATCCCAGTCAGCCATGAATTCGCCCTTGCCGACACCACGTCCGCCAGCCTTCATAAGATTATTCATTGAAACTGGCTTGCCTCTTGCATCTAGTTGAGATGACATACCAGTTGTTATACCAAGTTTTCCATAAAGATTTATTTTAAGCGTATTAGCAAATTTCATTGCAACAGCCTCTACTGCCTTCATTGCCCTATCGCTAATAATTCCTGCAGGCATTCTCTTAAGCATATTTGCCAAATCTAGTGCACCTACAGTACGCATTCCGCCAATATGAGAGAAGTCTCCAGCGCCAGCAGTTCCAACCTTAAACTGTTGCATTACTCCGCCTGCAATCATATGGCTAATTGCTGGCTTATTGCGTGGATCTTGTGCTGGGCCTGCTGGAATAACTGCCTCACCAGGAGTTAACATTGCAGGTACTGTATCTGTTCCTTTTGCAAAATAGAATGGCTTTACTTTTTTAGTTCCATCTGCAAAGCCCTTTCTGTTTTTACCAACAACAGGTCCGCCAAAACCTCTTTGTGCAGCAATCGCTCTTTGATAAGCACTTGTTAATGCATTAAGTGCAGCAATTTCAGATGTAAATGTTTGAGATAGTTGTGTGTGGACCTGATTTAAAGAAGATGCTACGGCTGATGCCTTCAATTGTTCTGTTGTTAAATAACTAGTCTGATCTCCTAGTATTTTTGAAGATTGCCCAGTTCTATTAAATACACTTTTAATATTAACAAAAAGTTTAATAATGTTAGCCAAACCATTAGCCAACAAACCGAAGGTCATTAAAAATATAGGTCCTATTCCACCTAATAAAGTAGTTAATATTACTACAAATTTCTTTGCGCCGTCGCTAAGATTATTAAACTTTTCTAAAACATTTCCTACAAATTCTACTATGGGAGTTATTGCCTTTAAAAATTCTTCTCCAACTGGTGCTATGGCTACCTTTAGATCTTCGATAGTTTTCTTAAACTTATAAGTTGTTGACTCTTCAACTCTTGCTAATTCTCTCTCTGAAAGAATTGCAAGTTCTTCAGTTGTTGCTTTAGTTAACTGAAGTACACGACTTGCCTGGTTTCCCTCTTGAATAACATTTTGAAATAATGTTGATAAACGAGAAAATTGAAACTTTCCAAACAATTGTTCAATTGCACGAGCACGATTTAGTGGATCTAGGGTGTTTAATGCTTGAGCAAAATCTGTTACTACACCCTTAACATTGCCCTGGTTTCCTTCAACAATACCTTTAATATTAATACCCATTTCTGCCAACATAGCACTTGCTTTTTCTGTTGGATTAATCAAGGCTGCTAAACCAGACTTTAAGGCGTTAGCGCCCTCTGATGCGTTGATGCCACCTTCTTTCATAGCAGTAAGGAAGAATGCTAGGTCCTCAACATCTCCACCTAATTGTTTAACAACTGGGCCTGCTTTAGGAATCGCAATAGTCAAATCTTCAATAGATACAACTGTTTGGTTTTCAACAGAGTTTAAAAAGTTAATCTTTTTAGTCAAGTTTTCTGCTGATACAGCAAAGGCATCAGTTAAAGATATTGTTGTTTCTAATGCCTGTTCTTGTTCAACTCCACCCAATACAGAGAGTCTAGTTGCTTCATTTATCTGTGCAAGAAGATCTGCACCCATCTTACCAGAAGCAGCAGCATCTGCTGCCATCTTCATAGTACTTTCAACACTAACTCCGTACTTGGTAAATTCTTTGGCAAGAAGTTTAATGTCTGTAAGCATCTTGTCAGTTTCTTCAGTAGTAGTAAATAATTCGCCGTAAACACGCTTAAATCTAATTGCCTGCTCTTCCATCGCCATAAATGTTTTTGCAGCAGTAGTGCCAAGCATGGTAAGTGGAATTGTAAAACCAACCATTAACTGGCGACCAGCCCACTGAGTATTCTTACCGAAGTTCAACATATTTGTTGAGCCTTGCTTTAATAATTGATTAAGCAATGCCTGTCTTTGTGCAGCAATCTGTGTCTGTGTCCCAAGATTTTGCATATCTAATGCAAGTGGTCTAACTGCAATAGCCTTCATGGCGCCATTTGCATCACGGCCCATTTTTATATATTGTGTTTGTAAGTCTTTGACTCTTTCTCTTGCTACCTTATTTATGGTGTCAAATTCAGACTGAAAAAATTTACCAAATGTTTTTGTTGCTCCCATTGAATAGCGGTAATAATCCCGCATTGATAATTTGTTTTTTTCAAGGGAATTTGTAAAAGACTCAGTTGTAGTTTTTACATTTTGCATTGAGGCAGAGAATTTGCCTGTAGCATTTAAAGAGTTTATTAGGTTTTGTTGCATATTGGCGGAGACGGCTGCTGCTGCAGCGCCACTCTTCGCCATCGAGGAATGGAAGGCTGATATCTGTTTTTGTAAAAGTTTGATACTGGCTAATGCTTCAGACGTATCTATATTTACGTGAATATTAGATTGAACATCAGCCATCCATTAACACCTCTTTATTTAATTAATTATTTACAAGATTTCCAACAAGAGATGCTGCTTCTGATAGTTTGATTCCAGAAGCCTCTTCTACAATCTTATAAACTGTTGGAAGATCTAAAATTTCTTCTAGAGCATCCATATCTTCTGATAACTCTGGCTTATATTGTTTCATTGCAATAGCAACGCATTCCATAAGTAGAGTCATAGACTTTTCATTATCGTCTGCCACTCCTGCGATACCCTCGAACTTCTTCATAAAAGGACGGAGTAAAGAGATCTTAAGTGGTCTTACTTTTATTTCTGTGCCATCAATTAACTTAATTGACTTTTCTTCGTGCACGGTTGTAGCCATTAGTCCTCCTTATAAGGTTTAGTTAATTATACCATAAAGGACTTTATTTTTTAGTTAAATCCTGATAGTCTAGTCCCATACCTATGCCAAACCCAGCCTTTTGTGCATTTATACCCTGTAAGGCTGTAATATCATTTGCATTTTGTGCCTTACCCTTACTAAATACTCTAGCCTTCATATCTTCCCAGGCATTGTTCTTTTTAGAGTTTTTGTCTAAATCTACACCCTGGATTGCTGCTAAAAATTTCTTTTCTGAATAATCTAACTCTCTTTTTATATTAAGTGTTGCTGTTAATTCTGGCATAGACATAGATGTTTCCAGTTCCTCATAGTCTTTCCATATACCGAGCAAAAATACCTCAGATTCTAACTTTACTAAATCAAGATCCTCCCATGAAGCACCGCTATCTGTGGCCTGCTTTTTGACTTCTTCTTCTGATTCTTTGTTTATTTTTATACCTGCTGCAATATCTACAATTTTATATATTGTTTTTAAATCTATACTATCTTCTAAATCTTCAATAGTATTTATTTTTGGATAATATTGTTGCATTGTTATTAATGCACATCTTGCTAATGCTGCGATTGCTTCATCATCTCCATTTGATGATTTTACAGTTTCAAATTCTTGCATAAATTGTCTAAGATATTTTATTTTTAGCGGAGTAATATATATTTGTGTTCCGTCTATCAAATTAATATATGCACTCTCATAAACCTCTGTAGCCATATAATTATTATATCAAACAGAAAAGCCCAGCCTTTTCAAATATGACTGGGCCTTCTGATATTAAGTTGTATTATGCTGGGATAGTACGATCTACGATCTTACCATACGAAGCAGCGTCATTTGGAAGAAGGCGGAATGAAACTTCAAACATTGTAGCCTCATCACGCTTTGCAGATACAGTTACATTCTCAATTGAGAGTGCACGGTATGCTACATAAACTCTTTCAATCTGATCCGAAGCAGCACATTCTCCAGTTCCTGGACCAACCGCTACCAAACCACGCTCGACTGGGCATTCGCCGATGTCTCCTGCAGAAAGGTTTAATGTTGGGTTGCCTGAGACTGTTGTCAAATCGCCATCGCTGCTTGCAAGTGCGAAAAGAAGATTCTCAAGTGTTGACTCAGCAAATGTAGTATTTAGGTTAACCTGCATACCTTGCTTGTACAACTTAGCAACGTCAAGAACCTGGTCTACCTGCACTTCACCGAAGTCAGGCTGGAATTGAATCTCAAGACCATTCATTGTGTAACCAACGTTACGGAAGTCTGCGTGATCTTCAAGGGTATCCTTGTAAGATGTGCCTGCTACGTACGCTGGTAAATCACCATCAGCAAGTACGCCGTCCTCATATGTGAAGAGAGCGGCAGCACCAACGATAATGTTATTGCTTGTACCACGAGTATAAGCCATTTATTTCACCTCTTTATTTTTCTAGAAATTAAAAGGCGTGTTTCCTCATTGATAAGTATACAGCCTTTTATGAAAGGATTTCTGTGTCTTGATGATAATCATAATCAATAATAATCTTATTTCCAGCATAAGTCCTAGCAGTACCAAAGTCTACTATATCTCGTGCCTCTTCTAGATGGTATATCTTAAAGTTATGGAAGAAGAATTTACACTGTAATTCTTCACCCTCAACCTCTATTGTTTTTCCTCTAGCCCATGAGTTTATTTCTTGAGCCGTTTCATCGCCACGATCCATAAATCTTAAGACGGCTTCTTGAATTTTAATCATAGTTATGTTTGGTTGTGATCCAGAAGCATAAAAATAATATAGTATCTGCTCACATCTTATGTGTGGAAATGGACCTCTACGCATTCTAAACATTCTGTCCCAAACTGCCATAGACCCCTCTTCTGGAAATTGTGTCTGAAGAGTTTCTATTGTTGACGGCCCTGTTGGAAAAAATGGAACAACAATGTCTGCAAAACCCTCTATTTTTTCTTTTAAATATGTATTAATCCATAAAACTGGTGTATTCAATAAAGATACTGACATTATCTACCAACTCCTGCATTCGCTATCCAGCGATATCCTGTTTCATAGCCTTTTGTTTTTCCGCCACGCTTACCAGCGGATAAATTCTT